GGTTATCAGGCGCTGTACACGAACACTACCGGCACCATTAACACCGCCTTGGGGACTCAGGCCGGGTACAGCAACACCACAAGCACTGAAAGTGTTTATGTTGGCTATCGGGCCGGGTATTTGACCACTGGCGAATTCAATACGTTTGTTGGTGGAGAGGCGGGGCGAGACGTCACCACGGGAACTCGAAATACGTTGATCGGTATTGGTGCTGGCTATCTGATGACGACTGGTGGAAAGAACACGGTCATCGGCAACTTCTCCGGCAACCAAGGTGGCCTCGACATCCGCACTGCCAACAACTACATCGTGCTGTCGGATGGGGATGGGAATCCGAGGGTTACAATAGATAGCTCCGGCTACACTCAAACAGGCGATAAGACTTTTGTAGTTTATGGTGATAAAACCCAGTATCATCCAGTACTAATATTCCCTGGTAATAATAGTAGGATGATTACGGTATATCGTCATGATGTACATCAGGATGAGTTGTGGCGTGGCGCGGGAATGATTAGACTTTTTGCCTATGGATTCGGTTGGGGGACAAGTGCACAATCCTTAGTCGCTGATATTACTATTAGAACTGATGATTCAGGAATATCTCCATTTGGAGCAATAACTACTTATTATCCTTCTAATACTGGAGTTGTTGTCTTCTTAAGAGGGGGCACTACGTTTATAACTGATGGTATTATTGCATCTAATCAAGGAACATTTATAGATGCTGCAACTGTAGTATATTCATCTACAACGGTAGGATCTGGTACTTATGGAAATGGTTTATTGTATAAAGGTCGATATGAAGAGTATGGTCCTTATAATGCTACAATTGCTCCTAATTCACCTAATCTTATAGCAAATCGTGGGATTCAGTTCCCCGCCACCCAAAACGCATCGTCCAACGCCAACACGCTGGATGACTATGAGGAGGGGACTTGGACGCCGACTTATTACGGATCAACTTCTGCTGGTACTACAACCTACGTTACACAAAGCGGTATTTATACTAAGGTTGGCCGAGTGGTAACGGCAACTTTTAACTTGTCTATAACAAATGCCACTGGAACGGGCGATATCCGAATTGGTGGATTGCCATTTGCTTCTGACTCATCAGCCGCCAACCAGACAATGTCGGCCATTGCTGCTGATGCCTTGACTTGGACAGGCGACTACTTGGTTTTGTACGTGCAAAACAATACATCAATTGGTCGAGTTTACCGAGTAACAGCGGGATCGGGGTTAAACGATACCGCAATTGATACAGCGTGCAGTTTGTACGCCACCGTTACTTATATAGCAAGCGCATAACCAACAATGACACATCAATAAAGGAATCATCATGTCAACATTCACTGAAGTCACCTACATCTCTCAATTCGACATTCAACCCAACGGGTGCATTGGTGTCCGCAAGACCACCGATGTGCTGAAGGATGGCGTTGTCATTTCCAGCACCTACTGGCGTTGTGTCCTTGTGCCCAACGACCCGCAGGCATCCACGGTGCTTGACGAGGCTTACTACCTCAACATCGCCAATTACGCTTGGAGCCAACCGTCGCCCCAACCGTATAACCCGAATCCCCCAACCCCCGGAGTTTGAACATGACTGAACAAGAAAAGCCCACCGCCGAAGAAATCGCTCGCCACTACTCGGCAGCAATGGACTCCGTTAATCTAATCAACGCAGGCAAACCTGAACAAATGTCAGACATTGAATGGACAGATTGCCTAAATCGAAATAAAGAACATCTTAAGATTATGTTAGCTAAATCATGGTGGACTTCAGAAGATCTTACACCACTTATAAATGCATCTCAGTAAGAGGAACCTAATATGAATTTAAATAAGAAGGAGTAATATATGTCAACAGACTATCCTAATATTAGGCCCTCATTATTACTTGATTTTGCGAATACCAAGAAGCTAGACCCTCGCATTACCTTTACCCGCACGACCACAGCGACTTATTACGATGGGGTCACGACTGCGAAGGCAGAGCAGAATTTGCTGTTGCAGTCGCAGGACTTTACGACGACTTGGACTAACGTCCGATCTACAGATGTTGCAAATACAGACATAGCTCCCGATGGAACTACTACCGCTGATTCGCTTTTACAGGCATCTGGTCAAACAACCTATGGTGGTATAACACAGAACGCTACAGTAGTTGCTGGCGATTACGTTTTGTCTGTGTTTGCGAAGCCAAACGGTAAGAACTTTCTGGTGATACTTGAGCAGCTATTGGATGGAACAAGTAAGGTTACTTGGTTCAATGTATCTACTGGAACGATTGGAACAACAAACGCAGGACATACAGCGACCATTTCTGCGGCGGCAAACAGCTATTATCGTTGCTCTATTAAATTTACAGCGAATGCTTCAAGAACCGCTGCTGTAATCTTCTATGTTGCCGACACAGACGGCTCAACTGTCGTCACAGATTCAGGCGGTCTATTCATCTGGGGCGCACAACTAGAACAACGCTCCTCTGTCACCTCCTACACCGCCACAACCACTCAGCCGATTACCAACTACATTCCTGTCTTGCTCACAGCGGCAAGCGGTGTGCCACGGTTTGACCACAACCCGACTACGGATGAGAGCCTTGGGTTGTTGGTGGAGGAGCAGAGGACGAATCTGCTGACGTATTCGGCAGAGTTTGCAGACGCTTCGTGGAATAAGACTCGGGCAAGTATTACGAGTAACACTATTGTTGCGCCGGATGGGACGCTGACGGGTGATAAGTTAGTTGAAGATACGACGGCAAGTAATACGCACTTTACAAGTTCTTCTATTTCTTTTACATCAGGAACGGCTTACACATATTCTATATATGCTAAACAATCAGAAGCAAACCGCTATTTGCAGATAGAGCTTTCATCTGCTGCTTTTGGCTCAAATTTACGTGCCACTTTTTATGTTAGCGCAGGAACAGTTACAACAAATGGAGGATCAGCCTCAATTGCTCCCGTTGGAAATGGTTGGTATCGATGTGTGTTTACTGCAACCGCAACCGCAACTGCATCTGCAACTGTGTATCAAACGTTGGCTAACACATACGCCGCTTCTCTTGCTGCTATTACCTACACCGGCGATGGCTACTCAGGCATCTTCATCTGGGGCGCTCAACTAGAAGCCGGAGCCTTCCCCACCAGCTACATCGCCACAACAGCCGCAACGGTTACGCGCAATGCCGACTCAGCACGCATGACGGGTAGTAACTTTACGAGTTGGTATAGCGCTGCGGAGGGGACGGTTTATACGGAGGCAAGCAAATTTGCTAATGCTGGTGCGGGCTTGATTTGGTCTATTGATGACGGAACTGCGTCAAACCGCATGGGCATTGTGTTTAGCACCGCAACGCAAGCGCGTTATAGGTCAGTTACTAACGGCACGACAGACGTTTCTATTGACACGACGGTTTCAGCAGACGCGTTTGTGAAATATGCAAGCGCATATAAAGTCAATGACTTTGCCATTTCAATAAACGGAGCCGCTGCGTCAACCGATACTTCTGCATTGGTTCCCACAGTATCGCAAATCGGCATTGGTCAGCAGTTTGGAGCAGGCTTCATCAACGGCACCATCAAAAAGATTGCCTACTACCCACTACGTGTCACTAATGCTCAACTTCAAGCCTTAACCTCATGAGGTCACCCATGAACGATTACCGATTGCAATTTGCTGATGAGGCTGCATGGTGGGCCGCTGCTGCTTCTGAAGGGTGGGTGCATCATGAGTACGCCCCCCAGACTGTAGAGCCTGATCAAGAGCCTCCAGAACCTATTGTTAAAAACAAATGGTTAGATACTAGCGAACGTGACTTTGATATAATAGGTACTATTTATAAACCTACAGGTAATACAATAGAACAAGAAGGTATAGAGATTCAAGAAATGACTGCAATAAATGGCTATCATGTAAATATTAGATTGCACAATACAGAATTACCAGAGTCTATGGCTCAATACGTAGTTATCCCAAACAATCCTGTCCGTACATGGGCAGGTACTTCAATTTAAGGAAATATCATGCAACAACAGCAACCTATCAATACTGTTCTCAATCTGACCTTAGATGAGGTAAATGCAATCCTTAATGGATTAGGTAGAAGTTATACATATAATGAAATTGTAGGATTAATAGATAAAATTAAAGAACAAGTAGTACCACAATTACCTTTGCCACAATTTCAAGAAAACAAACCGCAAGAACCAGTTGCGGAGACTCCTGAGGTAAATAATGGCCAATGAAGATCTAGACAAACGATTATCAGTACACGAGGCTATATGCGCACAACGATATAAAGCAATAGAAGAATCTTTTGACAGAATGGATCATAGATTTGATAGTGGATCTAAAAGAATGCAAAAGATTGAATATTTACTGTATGGCGTTATGCTTGCGGTATTACTAGGTCCAGGAGCAGCAGCAATATTCTTTAAGAAGCTCCTTGGAATGTAAAGGATAAATATGAAAATTAATTTAGAAAGTAAAACTACTGTAGAAGAAAAGCCAATTTTAATTGAGCGTTTTCAGAATTGTATCCCATGTAACTGGATTATCACCACTGAAGGAGATACAATTTCAGCAGTAAATGATCAAAGTAAAGAAACCTTTAAAGGCTCTATTGCAGATTTTAATCGAAAACTAAGGGGCTAATATGACTGTAGTAAACGCTGCCCAGGCTTCAGTTAAAACTGTAGGAGATCCTAATGCGTCTTATGAGTCATTAAAGCCTCTCTGGAATAAAAGCAGAGCAGTATGTAGCGGGGAGCGTTACGTCAAAGATTTTGACGGAGCTATTGATGTTATTAACTTCAATAACTTACTAATTCCATTCTCTCCTTCAATGACTCAAAAGCAGTATAATTTCTATAAAGCTGAAGCGGAATTACCTGGAATTGTTGCTCAATTTTGTAAGATGATTGTAGGTGGACTATTAAGAAAAGCTCCAATTTTACAACTACCTGAAAATTATGTGTCTGATGCCTTTAATTGGATAATGAATGAGTTTGGTAAAGATGACAGTTCATTAACATCTTTTCTAGATTCAGTCTTATGGGAAGAAGTTCAAACAAGTAGAGCTTGGGTCTTTGTTGATTATCCTAAGATTAATAATCCAGAAGCATTAACTAAGCAAGAGCAACAAACCTTTAAACCCTATCCAATTTTACAAAAAGCCGAATCTGTAATAAATTGGAAAATATCTGAAGATAGGTTTGGCAAGACAATTTTAACACGAGTCATCGTTAGAGGCTTTAAAGAAGAATATGAAGCATCCAATGAATTTCATCCAGTATTTAAAGATACTGTATGGGTGCACGATCTCGATGATTTAGGCTACTATCGAATAAGAATGTATCAAGCGTCTGCTAATGCAACAAAAGTAGAAGTAGTTTCAGGTCAACAAATTAAGAAGCCTTCTGAAAATAAACTTACATTTGACTTAAAAGAAGAAATTACTAATATAATGTCAAATGGCCAACGTCTTAAAATGATTCCTGCATGGCCATTAAATGGGTCCATTGATGCAATTGAACCTATGTTGTCTCCTATCATTGATAAAGAAATTAGTTTATACAATAAACTAAGCCGAAGAAATCACTTATTATATGGTGCATCTACCTATACACCAATCATTATCTCAGATATAAGTGATGACGAATTTGAACAAATTGTCGAAGGTGGTCTAGGAACTTGGATAAGACTTAGACAAGGAGATGATGCCAAGGTATTAGAAACGCCTACAGCTGCTTTACAAGATATGGATAGAGCTATTGCTGCATCTATTGAAGAAATGGCTAAACTTGGCATAAGAATGTTAACGCCTGAAACTGCTCAATCTGGTATTGCACTTGAGATTAGAAATGCTGCACAAACAGCTCAATTAGGTACTTTAAATAATAAAGTAAGTGCAACTATGTCTCAAATAATTGCATTTATGCTTAATTGGCGATACAATACTGATCTTAAAGCATCTGATATTCATTTTAGTTTATCACAAGACTTTAATCCAACACCTTTAGGTGCTGATTGGTTAAGGCTTGCAACAGAATGGTATAAGGAAGGGTTAATACCACGCTCTGTTTGGATTATGATGCTAAAGCTAAATGATATGGTTCCTCCAGATTATGATGATGAAGAAGGTAAACAAGAGATAACTGCTGATGAAAGTTTAATTAGTAAACCTGATAATTCAGACTTTGCTAGGAGAATTGCAGATGAAGAAAACACCAAGCTCTAACCTAATGAAAGAAGGTCTTTACAAGATGAAGGAATTACAAACTCCTCGTAAAGACATGAATGAAAATAGAGACATATGGAAAAATAAAGATATGTCAAAAAGTGCTGAAATTGCATCTAAAATAAAGAGGTGATACTATGCCACTAAAGAAGGGTTATTCTCAGAAAACAATTTCTCAGAATATTAGTACGATGGTTAAAGAAGGCCGTCCGCAAAATCAAGCTATTGCTATTGCTTTAGAAAAAGCTCGAGAAGCGGAGCAAAAGAAATCTAAATCGAAATCAAAATAGGTGAGATTTATGTCCATCAACGCTAATACACAAATTTATGACAAAGCAATAGATAGAGCTGCAATGATAAGGCTCTACGAGAGACGTGTCAATGGTAAGATTGAATTAGTTATTGATGGTCATACCGTCCGAGTAGATAAACTTATCAAAGATGCAAATCTTTCAACTAAAGGCTTTAATAGATTACAGGAAGCCATTGATCAGGAACTTCAGCGAACATATAAAGAAGCATTCAATATCAGTAAAAGATCTTTATTAGATCTTGTTTCTGATCAAATCTCATTTACATACCAAAATGTAGAATCTGCATTAGGTAAGATTTGGCGTGCTGAAAGACCTCCTAAAAGAGTAGCTGAAGAAATTGTACTTGAAAAACCATTACATTCTAATCAAACTTTAGCTGCTGGTTGGGCAGGTATAAGTTCTAATGAGAAGAGACGTATTGAAGCCTTAATTAGAAAAGGAATTGCAGAAAATAAAACTGTAGATGAAATTGCTTTAGATGTAAGACGAGGCAATATTCATAGTATTAGTCGTATGCAATCAAAGGCATTAGTAGTAACTGCAATAACTTCTGTAACAGCTCAAACGGATCATGCAGTATATAAAGCAAATGAAAAAGCTATCCAAGGTTGGCAATATGTTGCTGTGTTAGACTCTAGGACAACTCCACTCTGTGCTCATAGAGATGGTAAAATATATCCAATAGATGACACACGACATTTGCCACCAGCTCATTTTCATTGTAGATCTACTACAATTCCTGTATTCAAATCATGGGAAGATATGAGTAAATTAGAAGGTGTTGCACAAATACGGCGTAGGAATATCTCAAATCTTAGTGATAAGGATATTCAATTCTATGATGGTCAAACGCCTATGCGAGAGACCTATAATTCTTGGTTGTTAAGACAAGATAAAAGTGTACAATTACGTCATATTGGAGATTATCAAAAAGTTGAGTTATTTAGATCTGGCCAACTAGAATTAAGTAAGTTCACTAATGATGAAGGTAATTCTTTAGGTATAAAAGAACTTAGAGCAATGACAGATAGTGGATATACGCTACCAAATGACACAAGGAAATTTGCATTAGCTAAAGAAAAACTAGATGCAATGCAATTAGGCGCAAATACTCCTGATGACCTAATTAATGACAAACAATTAAGACAAACCTTACTTGACTATTATCTATTACAGGCTGGAGATCTTAGTGGTAATTTGTCTCTAACTAACTATAGAGGCACTCTAATGGGTGTTAAGCGATCTGTAAAGAATCGCGTTTTATCTACTCCTCCTAGAGAAGATCAGCTAAAGTTTAATCCAATAACAGGTCGATATGAAGATGTTAGACTGTATCAACCAAATCCATCAGTATTAACCAATAACATAAGACTTATTGATGAGAGTACTAAGCTTTTAGATAGAGATAAAGAATTTATTAAAAACTTTGTAGATAATCTAGCTGAAAGAATGAGTGTTAATGAAAGAGCAGTAATTGCAGATAATTTAAGAATAATTTTTGGAAGATATCGAGACAATCCAGACGTATGGGTTAATCTGAAAGCAATTATTCAGAGTCAAATTAAGTTTGATGTAATGAATGTATCAGATGCTATTGAGACTCAGATTCGAAGAGACTCTGACATCTTAAAGAAAATCTTACAAGATAATTATATTGATCCAGTATTAGGTCCAGTACAATTACAAGATTTACATGATAAGTTTATAGATAATATCTTAAAACGAAATAGATGGGAAGATAAAGTTGCACCTAAGATTGCTAATGAACTAAGGAATGTATTTGATTATAAAATACCTCTAGTTATTAAAAATAGAATTTCTGATAGAGATTTACAACAATTCTATCTAAGATTTGCGCATAGATTAAGTTTAGCGGATTCTCCAGACAGAGATCAATTCGCTATTGCATTAGGAAGAGATCTCTATAACTTAGCAAATTTAAATGGTTATAAGAGAAAATGGTATGATCTTGGATTATCTTTACTAGAATCTAAGAATGTAAAGAAATTCTTTGAAGTTGAAACATTTGGTGTTCAAAAGAGGCGAATGAAAAGTAAGTTAAGTTCAGCTTACTTTGGACCTTATTATGATACACTGTCTTATAATATTCGAGTTGTAGACCCAAGAATTCAAGAATATGCTCAACTTAATAGAAAAATAGATCTAGGACTAAGAATTAGTGTAACTGAAGATAAGAATAGACTTGTTTTCAGAGAAGGTTATAAAACCTACTTTATTGATCGTGGAATTTTAGGATATGAAGATACTAGAATACCAATTACATCTACTAGTAGTTTTAGCGATTTTCCAGAAGAATTTGTCGACAAAGAATTTATAGATGCTTTAAATTGGGCATCTAAGGCAAAATATAAAATAGATCAGGATTATTTCGACTTTGTACGAAAATTACTATACTTTGAAGACGACAGAGGTAATGCTAAGAAGTATAATGACTTGAACGAATATCGTAAATATATGGCATCTCGAGGAGATACATATGAGCGATTTAAGGCAATGGAATGGTTAAGAGCTTCTGGTAAGTCTTTTAGCAATCATCCATTCATTGATCATCGTGCTCGTATTTATGATCGTGGTCTAATTAGTCCTCAATCAGGTGAAGCTTTTAGACCATTTTTGAACACAGAAGAAGTTAAGAAATTTAGTCCTGATGACTTTAGAAATTTACAAGATCAAATAGGAGCTTTTCTTGGTGGATTAAATGATTACTTTGAAGGCAGATTTAATTCTTTATCATTTACTGGCAGACAAAAAGTTGCCGAGAAATGGAGACCAGAATTAATAAGAGTAGGTAATCATATGCTAAGAGGTAAACCTAATGATATTAGAGCTATATTAGAATCTGATTTTGTTTCTAGAGTAGATGGTGAAGAATTAAATAAATTCTTTAGATTTGCATTAGAAATTGCTAAAATTGATAATTATCTAGAAGGTAATTATTCTGCTAAATCACTTGAAAAGCTTAATAATTATGATATTTCTCTTGCATTAGAGCAGGATGCTTCCTCATCTGGTGCTCAAATTATTGCATTAACTACTAGGAATAAACAACTTGCTGAATTAAGCAATGTCGTACCTACTAGTCAAAAGAAAAGATTATACGATGAAATTGCAGCTTTAACGTATAATGATCCTAGGTTTAGAAAGCTAAATGAAAGATTAGGTCTAAATGAGAAAGATTTAAGAAAAGCTTCTAAAGCTCAGAATATGGTTACATTCTATGGTGCTGGAGAACGTACTAGTGGTCTGAATGTAGAAGGTAAATTATCTAAAGTTCTAGAAAAAGATGTAAACACATTAGTTGTAAAGGCAGCTGATAGAGATAAAGTCTTGAATGAAATAAGTGCTAGAATTGCACGATATGAGAAATTTGATCCTGAAACTGCTGAAGAACTAAGAGATTTACGTCAAAATGTTAGAGATATATTTAACAAAGGATTAGACCCTGGTGATGAAATACTAGAGCAGCTGTATTTTCTTGATCCTAAAACTAGAGATCTTGTTGAAAAGTTGTCAACATCTTATGAAAAGATTGTGACACCAAATGACTTTAAAGCAATCGCTCAAATTATGAGTGAGTATCTTGCAGAACAAGTACCTATTCTAAAAGGATTTACTAGATACTTTGGTAGATTAGCGGAAGACTATCTAGCTAATGCTAAACCATCTAATGCTGACTTCGATTGGAAAACAATTGCAAAAACTACATTAGTTGGAAGTAAAAAGAAAGGTTATGTACTCTCAGATAATGTAAGCCAGCTATTAGGTGTTAAAGCAGGTGAACCTCTGAGTGAGAAACTTTTAAAGAGATTTGGTTTCTGGAAACCTAATGGGACTCTAAGTCAAATTGTTTATGGGGTAGAAGCTCCAGATGTCAGGCGAACTGGTGCTAAATATCTTAAAGTAGACTTTTTACAGTTAAAGACACTAAATGAATTAGAAGTCTTTTATGCAAACAAATTACCAAAAAGCTGGACTAACGTACCTTGGGTAAATTTTGATGGAAAGATTATTGAACAGAACTTTACGCAAACTATTGAAGAAAGATTGGTATATAAGGATAAATTTGGTAATTGGACTACAAATATTTTACAAGTGCCTCAAAAGACTGAAGCATCTTGGTGGGAACAGGTAATAAATAAATCAGGTAAAATTAATGATATTGCAGATCTTACAAGAGCTAGAACTGCCTTTGCAGTTAATGGTAATCATTCAAATGATGCTGTAATTGTAAAGAAGTTCCATTTATGGGGACGAAAGAATAAAGTTCCAACGTCTACTATACATGATGCTTTCTTTACTAATGCTGCTGACATGTTAAAAGCTAGGCAGGCTCTAAGAGAGAGTTATGCTGAAGTTTTAAATAAGAATGTAATCAAAATGACACTAGATGAGATGCGTGCGAGAGGTCTACCTAAAGAATTATATGATAAATATCTTGAAGAAGCTATTGAAACAGGCCTAATACCAATTCCTGGTAGGTCAAGAGTGGGTGGTAAAATACTCACAGAAAAAGATATTCTGAACAAGTCTGACATTCTTAGAGAAATCCCTAAAGGTTTTTCAAATGATTTCGGATGGTACGGAGTAGGTTAGTGAAACCCGTTAAATTAACCCAGGTGTCATTTAGTATAATGATACCTACTATTTTATAATAAAGATTGTATCTTTATTTTAATGAGTTGTACTCAAAAGGAAATTTTAAAATGTCTGATTCTAACACCAATAACGCTGATACTGATAATACTAATCAAGATTCTGATAAGAATCAAAATAATAGTAATCAAAATAATCAGCAGACTAATGAAGACCCTGTTGAAAAGTTAGTAAAAGAACGTGTCTCTGAAGCTGTTAAGGATATCAAAACTAAACTTGATAGTGCTTACGGTGCTCGTGATGAAGCGATGCGAAAGCTTGCAGATATCGAGCAAAAACAGAAAGAACGTGAACTTGAACAACTTAAGAAAGAGGGTAAAGAGAAGGAAGCTTTAGAACTTCAACTATCTGAAGAACGTGCCAAAAGAGAGACTCTAGAACGGCGTACTATTGAACTTACGCGAGATCTAGAGTTACGTAATTCGCTCTCTGGCTATGATTTTAGGAATGATACTGCAATAGATATGGCGTATCGTGAAATTGTAGCACAACTTATTCAAAATGAACAAGGTGTTTGGGTACACAAATCAGGAATCTCTGTAAAAGACTTTGTCAAACAATTTACAGAACAAGATTCTAATTCATTTTTGTTGAAACCAAAAGTATCTTCTGGTGCTGGAACTACGACAACTCAATCTAATAGTTCATCTGGTGATAATAGCAAGAAATCGCTCTTTAGCATGTCGCAAGATGATGTCTTAAAATTAGCTAGGGAAGGCAAACTTCCTCCTAAGAGATAAAAGGAATTTAAATGACTGTTAAAACTAACCTTGCAGGTGCCGACAACTTTGTTCTGCAAGAAGCTCTGAGTGCGTACTCGGATGAAGCATATACTAGTGAACGTAAACTTACTAGCACTGGTATTGTTGGCGATAATCCTAATATTGATACTAACACTGAAACCTTTAGTGGTCAGGTTCGTTGGTTTAAGCCTTTGAATCCTACTGTTAACGTTGCATCTCTTACCGACTCTACTGCCGGTACTGGTACTACGTATTCGTCTGATTATGTAAATTACATTAAGACAGTACGTACACATGGTGCTACTAAAGTTAACATGCAGCAAGTTGTAACTCAACAAGACGGTCTTGCTAAAATCGGTCGTGATTTTGGTGAAACTCGTGCTAAAGATGAGCATAATGCTCTCTTGGCTATTCTTAAGGGTGTTGCACTGTCCGAAGCACTCAATGGTGCTGCTGCTGCTAGTGGTGCAACAGGTCTTGGTGGACAAACTTTTGATAATGATCCTACCGATAAGAAATACGGTTTCTATGTAGACCTTGGTGCAGCTAAGGCTGTTGTAGATGCAACTACTTCTATTCAGGGTGCTGCTCGTGCTCAAGGTTTCTTAGATGCTATGGGAATGGCATTTAAAGATTATGAGCCAGAGTATGCATATCTAATCACCAGTCCTCAAATGATGGCTTCGCTTCGTTCGGCAAATCTTGTTGATCAAACGACTGTTGTAGATGGTAATGTTAATTTTAATACTATCTTCCAAGGTAAACTTCGTTTGATTCAAACTCGTGCCTCACAAGGCTTTACCTCTGCTGAGTTGACAAAAGTTAACACTGGTGCAGGTGTAGATATTGTTGGTACTAAAACCTCCTTTATCGTACTTCCTGGTGCATTAGCAATGCGTCCTCTAGCTGTGCCTGATCAAGTTGAAATTGAGCGTAATGCTGCAGCCTATAAGGGCGGTGGTACTACCTCTATTTGGTATCGTTGGGGCTATGTAATGCATCCTGCTGGTTACGATTGGGCAGGTGGTAAAGAAGCATTCCCATCTGATGCTGAGTATCGTTATGCAATCGAAGGTGGTACACCTAAAGCCCTCGCTAGCGTTGCCTCTGGTACGCTTGCAAGCACTACAGGAACATGGATTCGTAAGTCGTCTTCTGCATTGAGCTTGGGTATTCTGCCTATTTTCCATTCTTAATTATAGAGAGGAACACTTATGGCACTCGTAAAAGGAACTAACTCTTATGCGACGGTAGCTGAGGCCAATACCTACTTTGAAGATCGTATCGATGTTGCAGCATGGACAAGTGCATCTGAAGCTCAAAAATCTCAGTCACTTGTCACAGCAACACTGATGCTAGACGATCTTGATTGGATAGGAGTTGCTGTAAGTGATTCTCAAACTCTTGCTTTCCCTCGTGTAGGTGTGTATTTTGATCCTCGATTAGGAATGGATGTTGAACTAGAAAACACTGTTCCTAGTCGAATCACAACTGCTACTTATGAACTAGCATATCACTTGTTAAATAATGACGGACTACTCGATGACACTGGTAGTGTCAAAGATTTGAAAGTAGGAAATATTGATTTAAATTACGTCAAATTAGCTAATAGAATTCCTAATATTGTTAAACGCTTAGTTAAGCCTTTACGTATTAATAGTGGTTCTAATCTATGGTGGAGGGCTAACTAGTGTCATATCAGAACTTGATTGATACTAACCTCAACCGAGCTTTTACTCTTTTAAAAGACTTAGCTGTTAATGCAACTTTAACATTAAAACCAAATCCATCTTTTAATTTTGGACTTGGAGATGCTGAATTTAGCTCTGCTGTTAATGTTACTACTAAAGTTATTGTTGTTGAAAAAGAGAAGAAAGCAAAAGATCGTAATACTGTTGAAACACAGATTATGTTAAAGACTAAAGAGGTTGGTGATTTAACTCGATATTCTACTATTCAACTAAATAGTCAAACCTGGAACATCGGTGATATTCCAAAAGACAATGGCTTTATTTCACTTGTGAACATTTATAGGGAGGTATGATGGGTAAGTTTATTGACTTACAAACAGACATCTTCTCTATATTTGATAGTGTAGCATGGAAAGCTGAAAATATAAAAACATTTCCGGTTAACTTCGTAAGTGTATCTACAGGAAATGAATTTATTAGAGTGTCTATTATTGCTAATGGGGCTGGCTTAAATATTAAATCAGTTTCCGGTGTATTTATAGTAGATATATTTACATCTGCAGGAAATGGTCCTAAACCCACATCTCTTATAGCAGATAAACTTGATCAATACCTTGTTGGTAAAAGTGTATCTACCCAGTCAGGTGCAGTTACACAATTCTTGAACAGTTCTCTAGATTATAGAGGTGTTGATAAGGATAATCCAGCATTGTTTAGATCAACTTACACAATACCATTCAATTACTTTGGAGTGTTTTAAATGGCTCATATCACCTCGATTGGTGCAGGCCTTTACTCGGATCTGGCTGTAGCCGTTCCTGGTACTGACCTCACTGCTAGTCAACTCGCTGCTCTAGATACGGCAGGTGAGTTTCAAGCTCTGTTTGCTACAGAGATTGATAGCGTAGGCGGAACTAAAGGTACTAATACTTTTGTTCGTATTAAGAACGTTCGTGAATTCCCTGCAATGGGAACTCCTCCGAATATTGTTAATGTACCAACTTATGGTGCTAAGACTTCTCAACAGATTCAAGGTCAATCTGATGCTCCTTCTTTAGAGATCACATTGAACTTTGTTCCTTCTGATTGGGCTGATGAAGTTACTAATATTCTTGGTAGCATGGTTGGTGATGGAAAGCAATATGTTTTCCGTTTTGCATTAATGAATGCACAACCAACTGGTACTGGTGCAACTAAGTATGCAGCTACTAGTGGTGGTATTGGTACTGTTCAAAACAGCCAATACTACTGGATTGGTAAAATTGAAGCATTGCTCGTTACGCCTCAGTTAACTGATGCTAACACTGCAACTGTAACTATTTCTATCCAGTCTGAGTTCTTTGGGGCTTATACTATCTAAGTAACTATTTGAGGTGTATCATTAGTTAAGATACTTAAATATAAACTTAAAATATGACCTCAATATTATTAATAAGAGATATTATGACCCAAGATCAAAATAAACCATTTAGTATGGGCTATGTTTTACGCACTACAGCAAAACATATGCGTAAGAGTATAGATATTAGCATCAGGAAAACCTTCGAAAGGATGCCTGAATTCGTAAATGATCAAGAGAAATCTAAAGAAGTGTTTCAAACTTTAGCATTTCTCCATACTATGAGGAAGCAATTAGATGACTTCCAATCTGCAAATTCCGAAAATTTCAAAGGCGAATAAAATGTCTTCAAATATTAAAGGCTTAGTTGGCAAGAAAATGACTAAGACCGTAAAATTTATCGGTGAAGATGTAAAAATCACCAAGTTAAGTGTTGCTGAAGTTCTTGATATTCAAGATCGTGCAAAGGTCTCTAATGAAGATCAAGAAAGCGGTTTTGAATTACTTAAGAAAGTTATTAAAATGTCTGTAGAAGGTGCTGATGAACTTACAGATGAAGACTTCAACACATTCCCTATGGACGAACTTTCAAAACTTTCTAATGAAATTATGAAGTTTTCTGGTATTGCAGGTGAACAGGGAAAGTAGTTATAGATGATGAACAGAAAGTTCTCTTTGAGATTGCATACAATCTAAGAACTCCTGTTTATAAACTCATAGAAGAAATGCCATATGATGAGTTTCTCTTATGGGTGTCTTATTTCGAAAATAGACCTATTGATTGGAGATCTGATCTTAGAGCAGCATATTTAATGAATGTTCTTGGTGAAAAGAAAAAGCCTCAAGAGATATTTCCTAGTCTAGCTGTTATATTCTCTAAACCTAAAGATAATCCTTTAAAAGGTTCTTATATGTTACAGAAATTACTATCTGCTAAAGGTGGTGATAAGTTAGATATATTAAAGGATATATAATGAAAGGTAAAATGGCTTTACTTGGTATTGAAGAAGAATTCAAAAAGCTCTTTCAAACCAGAGAAAAATTGACTCAAGAACAAGCAAGACTTGATGTATCAAAGATGGTGAATGACTTAAAACAAGCTACACCAATTGATACAGGATTAGCTCAACAATCATGGAAAACTACTGAATTGCCGAATACCTTTGTAGTAGAAAATACTACAGAATATATTCAGTACTTAAATGAAGGTTCATCTAAGCAAGCTCCTGCTAGATTCATAGAATCTATTGCATTAAAATATGGTGTTCCATTAGGAACTATTGTTGAAGTAAAAGAATAGCAGTACATACCCAGGGTTAATATAATCCTGGGTTTTTAATTGAAAGGGTTTTCATGGCTATAGTTTTGAAAACTATTTCAGATTCTTCACAGGCCCAAGCAGATCTAGCTAAGCTAAGAGATTCTGTAAATGGTATACAATCAAGTGTAGATAAAGTCTCTAATAGCTTCTCTAATTTTCTAAGGTTAGCTTCTGTAGGTATTGCTGGTTATGCAACTTTTCAAACATTTGCGAAATATTCAGATGAATTAACTAATCTAGAGACAAAACTTAGAGTAGCAACTCAAAGTCAACTAGAATTTACATTTGCATTAGATCAAGTTAGACGAATTGCAAACACAACACGTTCTGATCTTCAATCTGTTGCAAGTCTATATAGTAGACTTTCTAGAGCAGGTAAAGATTTTGGTGCAGCACAAGGCGATATTGCTAAAGCTACTGAATTAATAAGCAAGGCAATGGCGGTATCGGGTTCTGGTGCACAAGAAGCAAATGCGGCTATTATTCAGTTAGGTCAAGCACTAGCATCTGGAAGACTAGCTGGAGATGAGTTACGTTCAATCTTAGAAAATGCACCACCATTAGCTGAAGCAATTGCTAAAGGCTTAGGTGTATCGATTGGTAAATTACGACAATTAGGTGAAGAAGGTAAATTATCTTCTGTTAATGTATTTAAAGCAATTCTAAAACAACAAGATGAAATTGAAAAGAATTTTGCAAAAGTTACTGTAACCTATGGCGCTGCTTTTCAAAATTTAGGTAACTCTCTTGTTATATTATTTGATGAGGTAAAGAAAGCTGCATTAGGCTCTACTAGTGGATTTGCAGAATCTATCAATAATTTAGCAAATAGTATATTTAGCTTTGCAACAAATCTAGGCTTTACTCTAGCTGTAGCTAAATTAAAATTAGTACTATTTGTAACTGATTCAGTTCTCTTATTTAATGATCTATGGGATTCATTAAAAGAAACTGGAGTTAGAATTGAAGAAACTACTAGAACTTTATATGATAAATGGAGACCTACTTTAGTAAGGTTAACTGAAGATGTTGTTAGCTGGGCTAAGTATGTAGCTGTTGCTAGTACTGCAGCTGCTACTTCTTTATATGCAGCATTTCAAGCTACTAATATTGGCCAAATAATCATAAATAATACTAAGGCATTCATTAGTACTATTAGACAATTCATTACTTCAGCATTTTCTACAATTTCTGCTAATATACCTAAAATAGATATAAGAAGTATATTTCCTGGTTTAGACTTAGCAATTCAATATGTAAGAGGTTGGGCAATTGCAGTAGAACGTTGGTTCTTTTGGCTTTATGATAAAGTTATTGGTAATTCATGGATTCCAGATTTAGTACAGAAAACTACTGAATGGGTTAGCAAACTAAATAAGAAACCTTTATCAATTATTGCCGAATTTGTTGAAAAAGCCAATTTAAGATTTGGTGGAATAAATATTACGGCACCATTTATTACTGGTGTTGCAGCCTTATATAAATTTAGAGGAATCCTCTTAAGTGTCTTAGGTGTATTTACTGCAATAGCAGCTGTAGTTGCTGGTTTTAAATTCTTTAAAGATGGCACATTAGAGATAAGCCAGGAACCAGAAGTAAAGAAAACAAATAAACTTGAAGATCTTACTAGAAAATCTGTAGAAGGCTTACAAAAGGTTCGTAAACAAATTGAAGAATCTTTTAATAATTCTTTATTAGGTCGAAGTCTTAAGCAATTATTCGGACTTAAAGATACAACACCTGGTCAAGTTTTTGGTGTTCAAATTGATACAGAAGCTCAAGTAGGTCGTGGTCCATATCGAAGTTCAATGGATAGACCATTCGGTCATGACTTTATAAACATGTTGCCTCCAGGATGGCAAGTACCGTTGATTGCAGCATTTACTGGTGTATTTGCATTAGCAATTATTAAAGCATTTGACGGCGGTCCAGTAAGAAGTGTCCTATTAAGTGTAGTAACTACTCTAGGTGCTATCTTTGCTTCTAGAGTTGTTGATGATAAGACGATTTCATCTTCATTTGGCAAGGCTGCATTTACTTTTATTAGTATTGTAGAAAAAGGTATTACATCCCTATTTTCTGGTAGTGTGTTAAATGATCCTTTAGGTGTATTATCGACAGTTGCTAAAACAGCCTTACTGTTTCAAGCTGGTAGAGAAGCTATTGCAAAAGCTGCATTAGGTATTGCCACAGCACCAACTAAAGCGGCACAAGCTGTTACATCTACTTTAGAACGTAATCTATTACGTAGAGATATTGATAAGACAAATAAAGAAATTGCAAAACTACCTAATAATCTAAAAGCAGCAGTTACTTCAAATAGAACAGCTTTTGATCAAACAGTTAATCAACTTGCTCAACTTAGAGATTCTAATGGTGCATTAATAGGTCAGCAAAGGGCGTTAGCTGCAATTAATGCTAGAAACGTATCTGCTTTTGGTACTCTAGAATCGAGAATTCGGACTGGTGAAGGTATTCGTGGTCAAGATGCCTTAACTGCTTCTCAAGCTAATTTGAATAATGTAAGAGAAATCAGAAGAAATCTTGTAGCCAGTAGAGAAGAGTCATCTCGTCGTGAAAGACTTATTACTGAAAATTTACAGAAACAAGCTGATTCTTTAAGAGAAGGTATACGAAATGTCGGTGCAGGCGCAGGCGGAATTTTGGGCGGACTGGCGGGCCTCCAGATAGGCACAGAGATCGCCAGAGGCATGACCAGTAGCCCCGAATGGGTGCGGGTAGGCACTGCCCTTGGAATCTCGTTCGCGGGTCAAGCCGTGGGCGCTGGAATTGGTTCTATCATAGCTCAGACTTTTGTATCAGGTGTGTCCGGAGTTGGTAGCCTAATTGGGAGAGCAGTTTTGTTTGCTCTTACACCAATTGCTGCAATTATTGCAAGCCCATTTCTACTTGCTGCTGCAGGTATAGTAGCATTAATCACTGCTGCCTTAAATTGGGATTCATTAAAGTCAATATTTAATAATTTTAGTGAATTTTGGAAAGCTAAGATATCCCCTATATTAGACGGTCTAGTTAGTAGACTTGAAGTACTATGGCAAGATATTAAACGTGGCATAACAAATAGATTAGATCTTAATAGACCTGTTGCAGACTTACCTGTTGTTGGTGAAGTAACTAGAAAAGATGTTACAGACATAGCAGCAACTACGGGAATTATTGCAGCAATTGCAGCTAAATTAGGTGCATTTGATAAACTAGTAGGAAGTTTTAGAGCTGGATTAGCTTCTAATCTTGCCGGTATATCGATGCAGGTGGATTTGTTTAGACAAACTGTTTTGTCTAATCTCGGAAATCTTAGAGCTTCTCTAGGACCTTTAGCAACATTAGGCGCTGTAATCATGGGCGCTATTACTGCAGTTTTATCAGTAGGTGCAGTAAAAGTTGCAATTGTAGCTGGAGTCTCATATCTTGTTTACAAATTAGTTACTGAACTTACAGGTTTTCTAGTTGATGAAACAAAAGCTCAAAAGCCATCACTTCCATCTAGTCCTGCTGTTTCTGCAATTCCAAGAGCAATGGGTGGTTGGATAAGTGGTCCAGGAACATCTACATCAGATTCTATTCCTGCTCTATTATCTAATGGTGAATTTGTTGTAAATGCAAAAGATGCAAGAAAGAATTGGGATATATTAACAGCAATTAATAGTGGCATGGGAGTACGTAGATATGCCGAAGGCACAGCTACTACAAGTACCGGTGCTACAGAAATTGCAGTTCAAATATTTGAACGTCTTAAGAGTCTATTAGGTTTTAATAAACCAGCTGCACCTTCTACTACACTTCCTTCTGGACAAGAGTTAAAAGGAACTCTTCAAAGCTTATTAGAGAGTTCTAATAATCTTGATAAAGCTTTTGTAGAGACTAAAAAGTCTTTAGAGAATGCAGGATTTGAAAGTGTAGATCTAAAAGCAATTAAGAATCTTGCAGAAAGAGATCCTGCTCAATTTAGAAAATTTGCTAGTGCTATTGATGAAGCTAATAAAGCTATCTTAAATAGTACTGATAAACGACTCAGTCAATTCTTGCGTAATGAAAATTTACAGCGAGCTAATGATGTTTTCAGAAGTATTGCAGATAATTTAGCAAAAGCTGGAATTGCTCAAGTTCCTAGTAAATTTGTTGAGCAACCTGAAGAAAAGAAACCAACTAAACTAACTTTTGGTGATGAATTAAAGCTAATTCAAGAGGCATTTCCAGAACTTACGATAACATTAGAAGAACTTTCTAATATGTCAGATACAGTTCGTGAGAGACTTCTTCGAGATGCTGCTAGTATTGCACAAAAAATAAATGCAATTAATTCATTAGAAATAGGAACGTTAGAAGGCGGACTTGCAAGTAAATTGCCAGGTGGTGAAATAAATAAACGTCGTCAAGCTATTGAAACAGAACGTAAATCTAGTTTGACACAAGCTAGAGACGCTGTTAAAGCTTTCAGAGTTCCATTTAAAGACTTAAAAGTTGATTTTGATAAAATCGGAATAAATATTTCTGAAGAAGCTTTTAATTCACTAGATGAGATTACGCTAGGCCTTATTGAAGGTTTAAGATCTAAAGCAGTTGAACAATTTGACGTAATTAAGAAAGTTGATGTTACATCAGATGTTAGAAGACGAGCACAAGAATCTTTTGGTGAAATTACTAAAGATATTAATAAGATTCTTCAAGAAGCACCAACAAGAGGTCTTAGAAATCTGGAAGGATTTAAGACTCGTATTGCTTCCCTTGGAATTCAAATTGATGAAAATATCTTTAATGCATTAACAAATGCAGAAAGAGATAGAGTTGAGCAATCTGCAATTCAAGTAAATGCTCTTAGAACTCAAATAAAAGAGTTTGAAAAAGATCCATCTAAAGACCCATCTGGTGCTTTTAGAAATATATTGCAAAAGATTATTGATGATATATTAACAGATTCTACTAACTTTATTAATACTAAAGGTAAAGATTATAAGTCAAGAGCAACTCTAGCAGGAGAATCTCTAGCATCAAGTGTAAGTGAATCTCTTAGTAGTGGTCTTAGTAATGTTCTAAAAGGTAAAGCAACACCTAAAGAATTTTTAAGAGGAGTTCTAGATACATTTACTAGTGGTGTAATCGATACATTTGTAAAAGGCTTATTAGATCCATTTACTAATCAAGAAAAAGGCCCATTAAATACATTATTAAAAGGTCTAGGAACTGGCATATTTAAATCTGGTGAACAGACTGCTGAGAATGCAAGTCAATTAGTAAAAGAAACTCCGACTGAATTCTCATTTGGCGGAATATTTGAAACATTTTCAAAGTCGTTTAAAGGCTTCTTTGACTCTTTTAAAGGCCTATTTACTAATCTAGATTTTGGAAGTCTATTCAGCGGAATAAGCAGTCTATTCAAAACTGGATTTAGTTCTGTTTTCAGTTTATTTGGATTTGCAGAAGGCGGCAAAGTAAGTGGTCCTGGAACAGGAACTTCTGATTCAGTTCCAGCAATGTTGTCTAATGGTGAATTTGTAGTAAACGCTCAAGCTACTAGAAAGAATCTAGCTCTGTTAACGGCAATAAATGGAAATAGATTTAGAAAGTTCATGGAAGGTGGCTTAGTATCGACTGCAATGATAGCATCACCTGCAATGGCTAATATTGGACCTGCAACTATTGCTCAAAACAAAGGTCAACAAGTCTTTAATATTAATATCACTGGTGACATTAGTAGGCAAACAAAAGCTGAAATTTATCAAATGCTTCCATCAATTGCCGAAGGTGTTAATTCACACAACAGAGAAAGAGGTTATAAAGGGTAAATATGTACGGTATCTATGAAAACAATCAGGTAATTGCTAAATTTGTAGCTCCAACTACATTACGTAGCAATCAACCTATGACTGTTTCAGATACCCTTTCTCTAAAAAGACAAGTATCTAGGCGATCAGCTCAACGGTGGGAGATTACATCTAATCTCGAGCCACTGTCAGATGACGCTGAAGATTTATTTGTTAATTTAGTTACAAAGGGTTTTTCTGAAACAGTATCAATTACAGTACCACAAAATGTAGGTTCAGTTAGAAAGACAACATCAACAGCTAGTTCGCCAAAAGCTACAGGGTCAGCTAATGCAACTCAACTAACTGTAGTAGATAATGCAGGTATAATTGCCAAAGGCACTTTAATTAAATTTGATAATCATTCTAAAATTTATATGTTAACATCTGACTTAAGTGCAAACGGCTCGCTAAATATCTATCCGGCTCTTAGAATTGCTGTTAATAATACTTCATTTAAATTCAAGAAAGATGTTATTATGAGTTGCCTTTATGATACAGATACAGTAATGGGTATGGTCTATTCTGATGGTATTTTAATGGATATGGGTACTGTAACACTCATAGAGAAATTATGATTGAGTTTAGTTCAACAATTATTTCGCTTCTACAAAATCCATCTGTAGATGCATTTTATATGGTGAGAATTTATGCGTACTATACTACTTCTCACTTTAATAATATTACTTTATCAAATGGCGAAACTTATGTAGCTGACGGTCGGATTGTTCAAGTTGATCCTCCAAAATTATCTGCTACAGTAGATCGTGAATTATATAAGGTAACTTTAGCAGATCCAGACTATACACTAGGTGCTGCAGCACAGTCTGGATTAGTAGGAAAAGAATTTGAAGTTCGTATCGGATTTATAAATCCAAGTACAAACGCACCTTATACACAACTTGCCAATACTATCTTAGCCTACAAGGGTTTAGTAGATAGTATTGCCTATAATATCGGTACAGGAAATGTGAATGAAGCGATTCTTAGTGTAACAGGTTCTAGCCCTATGTCTGATTTAGATTTAACAAGGTCTTTTTATACAAGTAAGGAATATATCAGAACATTAAACACTAATGATACTTGTTTTGATCAGATCTATGAAGGATCTGGACCTGTACAACTTAAATGGGGTAGAGGATAATGGCAGTCGTTATTGGAACATTAACAGTTACTTGGGCAATGGTACAAACAGCTATTGTCATTGCGTCTATTAGTTATAACCTATATCAAGCAAAGAAAGCACGAAGAGCTGCTAGAGAAGCTGCAGAAGCTAGAAAAGGCTTTGAACTCGTCACTGAAGGTGAAGTGATCTCTCTACCAATTGTATATGGTAGAGGTATGGTAGGTGGTGTTAGAGTATACCACAATGTAAGTAGTACTTTTAAATTTCCAAGTATAACTGTACCCGCTGATAAAACTTTTTCAACAGGTGCAAATGCAAGAGATGGAGATGTATATACTTACACCGATGAACAAGGCACTGTTACAACTTCTGCATATAACGGAATTAGTGAAAAGAAGCTAAATCAAAATATTGATGGAAACAAGAATGAATTTTTATTCTTTCAGCAGGCATTTTGTCAAGGCCCTATCAATGCAGTATATGATGTAATTATTGAAGAGTCACAATTTATTGATGACCCAGCACTAGGTGATTCTGCCACTAAGACTATCTACAAAGGTGGTTCATTTGTCGAAGATAGTGATCCTAAAGCTGCATTAAGATTTAGCTTCTTCTATAATGGTGGCAATGATCAGATTATTGCGAATAATTTTCCTGAAAGACAGACTGCATTATTTACAAATATTGCGTATCTATCTGCAGTTATAAGGCTAGATCGAGATGAGCCTCAATTTGATAGAATACCTAACATTCAAGCATTGATTGAAGGTCGTAAGGTTAAAGTAATTAACAGAACAGGTACTTCTGGAAATTATACATATAGTCTAGCTTCATCATTAACTTATTCTAATAATCCAGCGTATTGTTTACTAGATTATCTTCTAGATTCTACATCAGGAAAAGCTCTACTACTTTCTCAAATAGATCTAAAGAGTTTCTACGATGCAGCTCAAGTTTGTGATATAACAATTCAAAACAATGTAAATATTGGTGGTAAAATTTGGCAACCAACAGATGGTTCTAGAAATGTATCAACTAGAAATTTACCTCTATATGAATGTAATATCGTAATAGATACTTCTAAACCAGTTAGAGAAAATGTAGAGGCAATATTAGCTACAATGGGTGATGCACGTTTGATTTGGTCACAAGGTAGTTATAAGCTTTCGTTACAATATCCTTTAACTAATTCTGCAATTAATCTAGCAACTACTCTAACAGATGATGATTTAGTTCATGATAAAGCTGTAGAAGTAGGTTGGCCTAGCTCTAGTCAACGACTCAATAGCTGCACAATTCGTTTTCATAATGAAGCTAATAACTTTAAAGAAGACTCTGTGTCATGGCCGCCTAAGACTAATCAACAATACACTAGAGGTATTGGTGCTAAACGCTACAATCCAGTTTCAGGCTGGGAAGCTAATAGTGATGGCCATAAGTTATTAAATAATTATGCTGTATGGGATGGCGGAACTACAAGTACCTCTATGATTTGGCGTATTATTCCTAAAATATCTGGAATATATACTTTACAACTAGCTGCAGACAATAGTGCTACTCTGACATTGGCTGGAAGTTCGACTGGCGCAAGTGATCATAATGCTGTAGTTAATAGTACTAGAGCTTTAAATGCTAATCAAGAATATATACTTACAATTACTGGATCAGATGACAATAATGGTGGTAGAGGCGTTGCAGCTATTTTAACTGCGCCTGACGGTACTACTTTATGGACTACTCGAAGTGAGTCTTACTCATCATTTGTAAATGTTACTCAAACAAACACTATTTACAATGCAATGCTAGCAGAAGATAATAGCATTACATTAGAAACAGATTTGTTTGCAGAAGGTATTACAGATTACTATCATGCCTTAGCTAAAGCTGAGGAAATGGTTAGAGTTAGTCGTAGTGCAATTGTCGTAAGATTCCAATATATACTGAAGGATAAATACTTAGAGCCTGGTGATATTATTAAATTAAATAGCACCACTTTAAATCTTGGCAATACTGCAGATTTGTTCTTAAGAGTTGATGAAGTAAGATTAATGGAAGGTTCTATTTGCGAGATAAGTGCTACACGATTTGATTATACACAATTAGCATGGTCTGTAAAACCTGCAGAATCTGTTGTATCTCCTAATCTTTATAACTTCTATCTGACTGCTCCCTCTTATGTAACATTTACGTCTGGCAACAATATTATTAATAACTCGCCAGGAACTCTTACATGGGGTCTTTCACCTGAGACATCTATTAGCGGATATATAATTTATTTTCATGAGTTTCAGAATTTGGATTCGGGCGGTAGACCTATATTTGTTGAAATAGGCAGAGCTACAGCACCACCATTCTATGTACCAGACCTAGGATCTGTTATTGGTGTATTTGGTGTAAGAGCATTTACAAATACAATAACATCTGAAATTGCAGTAACTAGTACAACACAAGTTACCAAGATTGATGCATTACTGAATCCACCAACAGCTACAAACTTAAGTGCGGCCTTGTTTGGTGATTTCGATCAAGCGATTAAATTAAATTGGACTATTCCTAGTATTAGATCTAATGGTATAAACTATGAAGATCATGAACTAACTAGAATTTATCGTGCAAAAGATGTTCAAAATCCCAGCTTTATTGAAATAGGGACTAGTGCTAATAATGAGTTTATTGACAATACAAATGAATTTGGTGACTTATTATACAAAGTTAGATTAGAAAGTACTAGAAAACTCTTAGGATCATTTTCTAATACAGCAGCTGTAAATCTTCCGGCAGATAACGCATTAGCGTCTGATCGAGCTACAATATTTGCGTATAAGAGAAGCTTAGATCCTCTGTCATCAAATGATAATCCTGGAAGTGCAACGTATTCTTTTGCAACCAATCAGATAACTAGTACTTTAGCGAACAACTGGAGTAAGGTAATTCCATCTGGAGATGATACACTCTATGTCGTTGTCGCGATTGTATCTTCCCCCTCGTCTACAATTACCTTTCCAGCATCAGCTTGGTCTTCTCCTTCCATATTTGTAAAAACTGGTCAAGATGCAGTTAATATAGATTTGCTGTCTGAAGCAGATGTGACTAGAGCTGAACAGGACGGCACTAATTACTCATTACCACCAAATAATGCTATTCGTTTATATAAAGGTGGAGAATTACTTACTTCGAATGTTGTCTATTCAGGTACAATTACTAAAAATGGTCTTACGGCAACTGTTAACTCTAGCACAGGTCAAGTAACCTTTACAGGCGGTTCATGGACAACTAATACAGAATCTTTCATATTTCAGGCTGTTTATGGTGGAAATACATATTCTGTATTGTATACATACGCTAAAAGTAAAGATGGCGATGATGCTATCATCCCTGACTTAAAGTCTGAATCTGAGATTGCCTTTGCAAATGTAAACGGAATTGTATCAACATTGCCAGTAGGAAATGAGTTTAGACTATACAAAGGTGGTACAATTCTTAATTCTGGGCTTAATTTCTTTATTGGAAGTTCAGGTACTCAATCTCAAACTAAAAATGGCCTTACATTAACAATAAATGCAACTACTGGTGCATTTAGCCTAACACAGAGTAGTTGGTCTTCGGATTTTGAACAATTCACACTAAGTTGTATTTATGACTCTATAACATATAGTAAGATTTATAGCTTAACAAAGCAAAGAGTAGGTGCAACTGGAGCTGCAGCTGCCTTATTTACAATTGATAATGCTGCTGCTATCTTCAAAAAAGATAAAAATGATTTAATTACACCTGAAACAATAACTCTAGTAACTACTGCAATAAATGTATCTGCCATTGATGGCTATAAATGGTATAAAAATGATACTGAAATATCTGGTGCAACAAGTTCTACATATTCAGTACCTAAAGCCGACTTTAATGCAACCACATCGAATACTTATAAATGTATATTAACAGGTACAATAAATGGTATTACAAATAGCACACTTCAAGACTTTATTGTAATACCTCGACTTGATGATGGTGCTGAAACGCCTACGGTAGTTATTTCTAATAATGCTGTTCAATTTCAAGGTCCAACTACAGGTTATGATGGGATTACATTTACTAGTGCTCATCAAGTAGTCGTTAATGCTTATATAGGTACTACTCAATTATCTTATGGTACTTCTGGCGCATATACTTTTAGCGTAACTAAAGCAAATACTGGAATCACTGTAGCTACAGGAACAGGCTCTGGTGTGGATTACGTAATACCGCAACCTAGTGGCGTTTCCTCAGATACCGCTTATGTAGATCTTACCATTATAATAAGAGGATTAGGAGGAACGGTAGCTGCTACCTTAACAAGACGTATTTTATATGTAATTAGTCGAGCAGGCTATGATACAATATTTTTAGACTTAACCAACGATATTCACACTATACCTGCAGACGAACTAGGTGTTGCCCTTAGCTACAATGGTGCAACAACTACTATGAGTGTAATTAGGGCAGGTCTAGATGAGAGTAATCTATGGACAATAGATAGCTCAGCAAGCACTGGGATTACTTACGATAAATCTAATAGCAATAGAACTGCGACTGTTACAGCTGTTACAAATGGCTTTGAGAATGGAGTTATTACATTTACAGCAACAAGAACAGGCTTTACAACTCGAAGCGTAGACTTTACCGTTACTAAGCTTAAAGGTGGCAAGGATACTATTGTAATTGATCTGTCGAATGATTCTCACATATTTCCGTCATCAAGTGCAGGAGTAGTCTCGACTTATCTAGGTGGATCTACAAATCTTACATTATACAAAGGTGGTATTAATGACACTGCTAATTGGACTATTGTCACAGCTGTAAGTAATCCTAATATTCTGATTAATGGCGCTAATAGTGCATCTGTCGAAATAATATCTTTTCCTGATAATCTAGATTCAGGTTATATAGACTTTACAGCAAGTAGATCAGGATTCTCTACACAATCTGCAAGATTTTCCTTTATTAAAGGCAAGCAAGGTTTTAAAGGAGAACCTGCAGTTACTTTAGCATTAAGTAATGAAGTTCATAGTATTCCTGCTAATGCAGGTGGAATTCCACTTTCATATAGCGGAGCCTCTTCAACTGCAACTATACTGTTTGCTGGAGTTGATGATTCTTCTAATTGGACTTTTGATTCTACGGCTTCTGCAGGAATTACTTATTCTAAATCTAATAGTAATAGAACAGCTACTATATTAGTAATTGAAAATACATTTACTGCCGGTTATATAGATTTTACAGCAACTCGTGCGGGATATACTACTCAAACTTCTAGATTTATTGTTAATAAACTTAATGCAGGTAAAGATACCGTCATTGTAAATTTAACTAACGATTCACATCCACTTCCTGCTGATCTAAGTGGAGTAGTAACTAGTTACACAGGAGCATCCTCTACAGTATCAATCTTTGTAGGAGATGTAGATGATACTGCTAATTGGACTATATCTATTACAAGCAGCACAGGTGTTACTGCTAGTTTATCTGGTGCTACTGCTACTGTCTCTGCAATTGCAGATAATGTCGATTCTGGATATGTTGATTTTACTGTAAGTAAGATTAATTATCCAACAAGAGTATTAAGATTTAGTCTTGCAAAGGCAAGACAAGGAGCAGTCGGCACTGCAGCTATATTTTTAGATCTTAGCAATGACAGTCATGAGATTCCTGCAAATGCAAATGGAGACGCACTATCTTACGTAGGAGCGGCTAGCACTGCAACAATTTTGAGTGGTGGTGTTGATGACTCTGCTAATTGGTCATTTGATGCAGTAGCTTCAGCTGGTATTACCATAGAAAAGTCTAATAACAATCGAACTGCAACTGTTACTGCGGTTACTAATGCATTTCTTTCTGGTACTGTAACATTTACTGCAACTAGAAGTGGATATTCTAACAGGATCAGTATATTTAGTTTATCTAAACTATTGCAAGGAGAAACTGGTGATTCTGCTGTCTCAATACAGCTATCTAATGACAATCATCCTTTACCGGCATTAAATACGGGTATTGTCTCTAGCTATGTAGGTGCATCTTGTACGGCAACAATCGATATTTCAGGAATAGATGATTCTGCTACATGGACTTTCACAAATGGAGCTAGTGATCCTAATATTACATACACATCTAGTAATGCTAATAGGACTGTAACAGTAACAGCATTTCCTAGTAATATAGATGCTGGTTATATTGACTTTACTGCATCGAAAACTGGATATACATCTAAAATTGCAAGATTTAGTTTAGTAAAAGTTAAAGATGGTGCAAATGGTACTAACGGGACAAATGGTACTAATGGAGTTCCTGGCTATAATAACGCAATTGTGTATGCCTATAAAAGAAGTAGTAGTGCTCCTACCGATAACCCAGGCGCAATTACATATACTTTTGCATCCGCTTCAATTACAGTTCCAGATACTCTAGCAAATAGTTGGAGTAAAACAGTACCAACAGGAACAGATCCACTATATGTAGTAGTTGCAAGTGCATCCGATACTGGCGCTACAGATAATATTGCTGCTAATGAATGGAGTTCTCCTGTATTACTTGTACAGAATGGTTCTAACGGCACTAATGGCTCTAATGGTACTAATGGTACTAACGGCACTAATGGCTCTAATGGTACTAATGGTACTAACGGCATAGATGGCTATAATGTCGCTACAGTATTTTTATATCAAAGAAATAATGACTCTGGGAGTGCTCCTTCAGTTAGAACAGGTGATACTACAACATACACATTTAGTAATGGTAGCGTTTCAAATCAACCTACAAACTGGTCTGGTACAATCCCAGCAGCATCTAATGGAACAGTAATTTGGGTAATTCAGGCTACAGCAAGTGCTAGAGCAACAACAGATTCAATTGCAGATAATGAATGGAGTTCACCTCGTGTATTAACTCTTAAGGGTGATAACGGTACTAATGGTACTAATGGAACCAATGGTTCGCCAGGTGCAACTGCTGTAACTGCGTATAAGCTTGTTTATAGTGCAACAGGACTGCCATCATCACCTGCAGTAGGTTCCGGTGCACCAACTAGTGGCACAGCAACGCAAGATACTAGCAATAGTGATGTAAATTGGTATACTCAACCACCTACGAGTATAGCAGCTAATTATTGGCTATTCCAAAAATCAGGTACTTTATTAGTATCTACGTATACTTGGATATCGCCATCATTTTTAGCAACATTTAAAGTAGGTCAACTTTCTGCACTATCAGCAGATATTGGGACAATTACAGCTGGACAACTTACTTCTGGAACTGCAAGTGATGGTGTAATTGTTACACCAAAGGGGATGAAAGTTGTTGTAGGCGGTGTTGTAAGAGTTCGAATTGGCGATTTAAGCGCATGGTGATATTATGTCATTTGGAATACAAATTCGTCGAACAGAAACAGAAGATCTACTGACGTTAGAAACTGTAAGTGGAAGAGTATTCTTGGGTGTATATACTGCAGAAGCGGCAGTAACTCAAGTATACTACTTCCCATTAGTTGAAAGCCATACCTCACTATTTTATTATACTTTGAGTGCTGGGGCACATAGCATTAGCTTAACTACAGAATCTGTTAGTGGTGTAGTTCAAGCAAAGTTAACATTAACAAGATTATATACTAGTACTGCAAATAGAATTAATAATCCACCTACAAGCCTAGCAGTATTTGCAACACAGACTAGAGAGGTTGACTATGGAATCTCATTGGTAAATAATAGTGGTCTAAGAACTGCATCAACAAATTACCCTGTCCCAGTGTTCTTACAAAAGATAACATTTGATTCTACGCGAGAAGCTACATATCCAGGAGTATACAGACATTATAAATCTGTTGGAGGTGTAGGTAGAAAGCGTCTAGTATTCTATACTATACCTAGTAATCCAGATCCTGTATATTATTTTGGAAATTCATTTTTAGAATCATATGACACCTTTGTAGAGTTTAGTGTAAGATTAGGCGGTTCTCCTGCTTATGCATATCCTGAAGCTTATGTCTTTTCTTTAGAACCTCAAATAAGTCTCGATAGTTATGGCGCTAGAGTATTTAATGGATCTGGAAATGTTACATTTGACTCTGGCTTGCAGCATCTTGATATAATTGGATTTGGTTATATGTATTTTAGTGAAAGCTATGATACAACAATTGGAACCGATGAGACACTTAATACTCCTCAAAATATACTATCGACTACTGCAATCTTATTACCTGAATATCAAGAAGATACTGCTATACCTACAGGTGGTGGTGCTTTAAGCTCCACATATACAATTAAGAAAGGAATGACTCGTAGAACTTCTTCTACTACTGTTGTAACTCAATTAGAAACCGTAGTATCATATACTGAAGATGCAGCTTGGAACTATTTTCAAACATATGGAGCAATTACTAATAGATTAATGAGTATTGATGCTAATAGATATGCCGCACAAGCAGCTTCTCCATTAAATGTACAAATAGCAGATGGTATTTTTGAGCTATTAACTTGTAGCTATGATGCAGCTACTCAAAGTTCTTGTGCAACAACGCAAGATTTAGCTGCAAGTGTTTTTGGTGGTAATGGTAATACAATATCCTATGCATGGTATTTAGATACTACTGCAATATCTAACGGATTTAATATTTTATTTGGTCAAAATACTGTTAGAGTCACTATCGGAAACACAAGTGGTGCTGGAACTAAAACTGGTACAGCAACAGTATACGTTAGTCAATCTGGATCTGCAACAGTATATGCTAATTACTCTTTAAATCATACTCATACTGCAACAGCTTCGAATTTAACTGGTGATATTACTCCTGATAGTGGTACAGTTACATCCTGTAGCTATAATACAGGATCCGCAAGTAATTGTACTAATACTGCAACATACAGCGTAACTACTTCAGGTGGAAGTGGAAATACTAAGTCTTACTCATGGTCACTAGTTAGTAATACGGGAGGTTTAAGCATCTCAGGCAGCACTACGGGCACAAGTGCTACAGTCACCAAGACTGCTGGTTCAGGTACATACTCAGCAACACTAAGATGCACAGTTACTCAAGCAGGTGCTCCTAATTCACCTTTTATTATAGACGAGCCTATCACATTTACTCATGTAGCACAAACACCAGGCTATGTCATGAGTCCTATTCCTGGATTAACTCAAGGTGACTTAAATGCAACTCCTTCTACCTTTACTGATGTAGACTATGAAGAATATACGTCTGCATATGCCTATGTACAATTAGTATTCTTATCTAACGGCCAATTATATATAACGTCACCAGATTATCCAAATCAGATAGCAGCATTAACTTCCTGGTGGTGGTCTGGATCTATAGTTCTAGTTCCGCCTCAATCAGGTTGGGAAGTAGGTGTACCTGGAATAGGAAATAGCTACTGGGTTCGCTTTACTAGAACTGCTTATACAGGCTCTTCTTTTAATAGCACTACAACTACAGGATGGTTAAGTCTCAGTACAACTAGAAGTATTATCGTTCAAGCAGCTACAAGTTTTCCTGGATATCAAAGCACTACTGCTACATATAAGATTGAGATTGCGGAAGATTCCTCGGGTTCTTCTATTGTATCTACAACTAATGGCCCTGAATTACAAGCTATTGCACAGAGTGTTGCAACATGATAATATCTGAAGTAAAGACAATGAATGAAATAAAATACTGTGTAGATATGTATTATGCACAAAATGATTTTTCATTCCTAAATGTAGATAAACAACTAGCTGTTAAAAATCTAGAAACATGCGTAAGACGTAAAAAGTTTGTAAGAGTAGTTTATAAGGATAATATTATTGTGTCTTGGATTTATGCTAATCAACTTACAAGCCAACATATGAGTGAAAGTATTTTATTACAAAATTATTATTGCAGTGTTTTAAAAGGTCCAAGTGCAGTAAGATCAATTAAATTACTACACAATGAAATGATCTCTTATGCTAAAGAAAATAAATATCAAATTTGCATGTCGAATGGCAGTCATCTAGATGAGAATAATACTTTTGCTAAAATATTAGAGAGACTTGGTTGGATTAGACGAGGTTATGTTGCAATATACAAAATTGATTCTAATCCTTAAAGAATTAGTGAATCGGAATAGGTAGTGGGTGCGTGAGTAAAATTGCCCCAAGAAGCTACCAGATTGCCCCATAGGGACGTCGGAGAGACTCGCTGGTACCTCACTATCAGTCGGTGTCACCAGCGTCTCTATGGGCCGTTTTTCTTCATTTATTTTTAAAACAAATTTCATAAACACATATGCTCAGAATTATTAATACGAACCCGTTAGATTAACCCTGAGACGTACCCCTATATTATCATTTAATTGTTAATAGTAGTTTTGTATATCTCATTAATTAAGGAATAATATGCTACCTGCAATATTACAGCCTCTAATTGCCGGAGGCTTTAATTTAATCAGTAATGCAGTATTAGCTAAAGGTAAAGAGTGGGTTGAAGAGAAAACTGGTGTAAAGCTAGATAATGCTCAACTATCTCAAGCTGATATGCTTAAATTGCAACAATTTGAGTTAGAGCATGAAGAAGAACTTTTACGTTTAAAAGTAGAAGATAATAAAGTTAGTGCCGAACTTGAGAAGGCATACTTAAAGGATCGACAAGATGCTCGAGATCTTCAGAAGAATGCTTTATATTCTGAAGATAAATTTGTCAGACGATTCATATACTACTATGCAATCTTCTGGTCAATAAGCGCTGCTGCATATATCGCATTTATCACTTTCGGTTCAATACCTGCTGATAATATTAGATTTGCAGATACTATTTTAGGGTTCTTATTAGGAACAATTGTATCTACTATAATTGGCTTCTTCTATGGGTCTTCTAAAGGCAGTCATGATAAAACTGAGGCTCTTACAAAGGAGTTAATCAAATGACTTTAGGACAGCATCAAGAAGCATTTTCTAAAGATCTTGTCAAGCTATTAACCAAAGCATTTGAACTAGGTTATGATGCAAGATTAGGTGAACTGCAAAGAACTGTAGAACAGCAAGAGCTTTACGTTAAAACAAATAGATCCAAGACAATGAATAGCATGCATTTGAAGAAATGTGCTATTGACATTTATTTTATGAAGAACGGTCAAGTTGTTTTCCCTGAAGAACTAGGGAAATATTGGGAGAGTTTAAATACTTTGAATCAAGCAGGAATGTTCTGGAAAAGATTTAAAGATGCTCCCCACTACGAAAGGCATGTCTAAAATAGCCCCACAGAAATGTGGGGTTTTTATTTGCGGAAAATATGGTATCTTATATGATAAGCGCATCGCTTGTCTAAACAGACTTTTGAAAGGAATTAGCTATGTATACGATAACCGTTGTTTATCGCAATCGTGTCGATTCTTGGACAACTGAGGAACCAAATGTTGAAATTAAAACTCTCTTATTAATTGCAAGAGAAATTGTTAAATTAGTAGTAACTAGAAATCAGTGAGGCTATATGAAAAAGATTTTAGATAATCCAGATCTTATGGATATTATTGTAATGTGCACTATGCTGTATATGCTTGTTATGATTTTAACATTTTTAATTGTAGCAGGTAACCTAGAGTATTGAAAGGAGGTGACAAATGAAAATATTGATAGGTATTATCATATTCTTCATTTGTGTAAATCCCAATGCAGCTAGTCACCACTATCAATCAAAAGTAAAAACTTTGCCAGATAAAGAACTTCTTTGTTTGGCAAAGAACGCCTATTATGAGGCAAGAGGTGAAGGCGAACTGGGCTTATTACTAGTAACACAAGTAGTATATAATAGAGTTACTGGTAATAACTTTTGTGATGTAATATATAGGCATAAGCAATTTTCTTGGACATTAAGAAAACAAAAGCCTATATCAAAAGAAGAATTAATGAAATTAAAATGGATGATGTTAGCATTTCATAATGATTATTATAAAATCCCAGATCATCTTAAAGAGGCAACTCATTTTCATGCTGTATATGTTAAACCTTATTGGTCTAGAAATTTAAAATATCTAGGTCAGTGGAAAAATCATCGATTCTACAAGGAGATCTAATGAAAACTTTAGCTATATTATGTCTTTTGTTAACAGGTTGTGCCTCAGCAATACCACACGATTCTTATATACAAAGTAGTTCTATAATATATAAGACTAATCAGTATGGTGAAACTCAACCCCATAACGGTATTTACAGAATTATTGGTAATCAAATTTATCAAGCAGATTCTGTAGGAAATATTATGTATCACAAGAATAGTCTAAAACGCGGAAAATAGGGTATCTTATATGATAACACTATCAGAAAGGACTTAAATGAAAATCTTTAAAGTTACACATTATAATAATGAATCAGGACAATATTTTGACGAATATTTTTCTGATGTTCATATGGCGGCAAGAAGGTTTGAAACATTAGAGACCGCCGCTGAAAAATCAAAAGTTGGCGAAGGTGTTGAAGATGTTAATTTTTGTATGGTCTTAGTTATTACTCCAAGGAGCTGAAATGAAGAAGTTGATTGTGTCTGTTTTTATTTTTTATGGATCTATTGCAAGTGCTGCACAAGGTGTAGATCAAAGCATCAAGATTCTTGATGTGAATGAATCTACTCAAGGTGCATCTAAAATGCTTACATGTATTGCTGCAAGTGAAACTGCTATAGATGCATTTGAACTTAAACAAAATAGAAAGAAACTTGTATATCATAAAACAGATGATATACTTGCTGCTGTACTTGTGAAGAAAGCAATGGATGCTGGCTACAAATCAAAATCAGTTGCAGATGCAGCTAAGGCTGGTTTTGAGAGCTGTATCAAATCTAAAATCTGGAATGAAAATTCTCAACTTTGAAAGGTCTAACCATGAAGCCTATTGAACTCATTAAGAAAAGTGTCTTTAATTTTGCCATTGGTATTGCAAGTTTATCACTTATAGTCTCACTATTGTTTAATGCAATGCTGTTAGTAAAAGTTGATGAAGACCAACAGAAGATTGGAATTTTAGTTAGTCAAGCACAAGCAGACAAAGCTCAAATTCAAAATCTAACTGTAGTTCTTCACAATGCTAATGAAAGAGTACAAAAAGCTGAAAGTAATCTAAAGCAAGTTCAGTTTAAGTTGGATTCTGCATTAGTACCTCAGAGCAATGTACAAGAAGCCTTTAAAGAGAATGTTGCAAAACCTGTAACAGAAACTTCAAAAGGTTTGTGGCACCTAGCTGTAGATAATTCCAAGAGAGCTTGGAATTATGTCTTTCACTAAGAAAAAGAAGACATTAGGGACAGTGTTGTGGGAATTCTTTAGGGGAGATAATAGAAATCCCACAACTACTGATATTGTAAAATGTTTAGCACAAGGGTCTATTGCAAGAGCGAAGGTAAAAGCTCTATATAAAGAGCAATTAAGAATTGAGAATGAACGAGAAAAAATTACTAAGTTACAAGAAGTATTAAGAACATCGAGAAAAGGAAGTATTGAATACGAGAGAGCATTACGTAAAATCTTTAAGATTTTACAATTATAACACTACCCTTCGGGGTAGTGTTTCTTTGTTTTGCTTTATTTTTTTTTTTTTCTACGCTCCGTTTGGACATTCATTAATTAACTAAACGGAGCCAGGGCATGTATGATATATTAGCCATCTTAATAAATTTCTTTCGATTAGGTCTAATAGTCATATTTAATTGTCTTGCTATTTATTTGCTTATTAGCATTTTCCCATATCTCATAAAGCTAATTTTCTGGGAATTTTCATGAAACAAAAGATAGTTGATAGTTTAAACAGTAGATTAAAATCAGAGATATCATCTCATAATCCAATTAAATATTTGTTTAATTATAAAGTTGAAGAATATATTGACAATATTATTTCTGTCGTTTATTTATATACAAGACCTAAAAAAGGTGTTAATAAGAATTCAATATACTTAACTGAAATTATTGCCGCAATAGGCCATAATATCCGTGGAAAATATCGACTAAAAAGAGATTCTGCATTAGCAGCTAAAACAGGTGCATTTATATTGTATACTTTTGAAGAGATTGGTTATATTCAAGTTTTATTAGGTCAGGGTTCTAAGGGGCATAATAGCTATATAGTACAGGTTTTGAATGATGAAGCTATCTGTAATTTGTGGAACAATTTAGATCCTAGTCAAATTGAGAAGCTCCCATCTGAGACTCCGTATGAACCTTGGAAAACAACTCGACATCCTACTGGCTTCTGGTTAATCAAAACTGGCAATAAAGATGTCTTAGATAAAGTCTCACCAACAACACATCCAATTATATTTGAATGTGTAAATAAAGCACAAGCTACTGGTTGGCGAATTAATGAAGAAATCTTTTCAATCCAATCCTGGGCTTTACGAAATAAAACTCAAGCGTTCTCAGATATATGGGATGCTCAGAGTATAGAGTCAAGATCTACTAAATTAAGAGAAGCAAAAGCTATAGGTGATATTGCTAAAAGATTCTTAAACAAAACTTTTTATCATTTATATTATTATGACTTTCGTGGCCGTAAATATGTTGCAACGGCATATCTACATGAGCAAGGTAGTGACTTAGCTAGAGGTCTTTTACTAAGAGCTGATCAAAAGAAAATAGGTAAAGAAGGTTTCTTTTGGTTAATGGTTAGCATCGCTTCATCTTGGGCAGGTGATGCTGGAAGAGAAGATGGAGCAAAGACTGACAAAATACCATTGAAAGACAGATACTTATGGTCTATAGATAATGAAGAGATTCTAATGTCTTATGCTGAGAAACCTAAATTAAATCAAGGATGGATGAAAGCTGATAAACCTTGGCAATTTCTAGCATGCTGTATCGAGCTTAGAAAGTTTAGACATTGGCAATTATCCTTCTTCGATGACTATGTTGATATTGCCCTAATAGATCAAGAGCTTGATAGATTAACTGTAGATCCGTATGACTATGAATCAAGTTTAGAATGCTATGTAGACGGCTCAAATAACGGCAGTCAGCACTTATCCGCATTAACTAAAGATGAGGTCATCGCACCTCATGTGAATTTAGTACCTTCAGATTTGCCTGGAGATCTATATAAGTATGTAGGTGATCATGTTTGGTCACATCTTGAGCAAGAGCTAGCATTGATGAAACAAGATGAGATAGAAGATTGTGAAGCCTTTATTGATAATCTAATTGAAATTAAGAAACAAATAAATGCTGCAGAACCTAACAGTAATGCACGTAAGGAACTTATAGAAAAGATAAAACAATTTAAGCAAGATAATGAGTATCTGTTGACAATATCTGCACCTGTGTTCTGGTATCGAATAAAAGACACTAAACATAAACGTAAGATTGTCAAGAGAAATACAATGACTATTCCATACGGAGGCACTGCATATGGCTTAGGTCAACAAATTATTGATGATGCTAAGAAACATAATATTGATTTATTACTTTATATGGAACATAAATGGGGTGCTTACTTAGGTAGAGAAGTTTTTAGTGACTGTAAAGTATCATTAGAAAGACCAATGCAACTATTACGAGTATTCGAAGATGCTGGTAAAAAGGCAGAGAAAAATAATAGATTCCTAAGTTGGACTGTACCTGTAACTAAATTTCCTGTAGTTCAAAATTATACAGAAGGAAATGTTAAAAAGATATGGGTACAATATGGTCCACCAAAAGGTCAACGTAATAGTACTGGTTACTATGAGAATACTCTACAACTTGCAGTTTGCTTTGTTGAAGATGTGAAGCCATCTAAAGGAAAACAATCGCAAGGTGCAAGTCCTAATATTATTCATAGTCTAGATGCAGCACATCTTGCAATGACTGTAAGTAAAGCAGATTTTCCAGTAACTACAATACATGACTCATTCGGATGTCTCTTAGCAGATATGCCTAAATTATTTACATTATTAAGACAGACTTTTGTAGAATTGTATGAGAATGATCCTTTAACAGCAATAATAAGTGAGATTGGAGGTAATTTAGATGACGTACGTTTAGGTAGTTTAGATTTAAGTTTAATACTAGATAGTGAATATTGTTTTTCATGAGGAATTTATGAAAGATCTTGGTAATAATCTAAGCGAAATGAGGCTAAATAATTCACCAACAAGTGTAATTAATTTAGTTGAGAAATTTATAGTTGAAACACAAATTGATGATGAGTTATTTGGCGAAGACTTTGATTCAGACTTAGGTGGTCGTTTCTACCTAGTAGAATCTGAAGATGATCTTAGTGAGATTTGTCTTGCATCCTATGATGAGACTATGCTCAAATATCACACTTTAGCAGATCATGCTGGAGCATTTGATATGTGCGAATATACAGAATGTGGTGAATTTGTTCAAGTGTTGTTGTGTACTAATAATGCAGGCGGTAATGTTTACTTAATTCCAAAGACAATTGCAGAACAATCTGCTAATGTTATTAAATCTATTGAGTTAACAAATGCTAGTAACTAAAACTTCTATAATTACAGGTATTGAAAGAACTGTAGATATTGATATAACTTTAGATCAACTTAAACGATGGGAGAGAGGCGAAGATATTATTCAAAATATAATGCCAAATTTAACAGCAAATGAACGTGAATTTATTATGACAGGTATGACACCAGATGAATGGGATGAGGTGATTGGCGATGAAGACTAAATATATTGTAGTTCAAATTAATGACTATACTGGATTTGCTTTAGAATTCTCAAATGAAACTTTAGCTTTACTTGAAAATATAATTCCTGTACGTGTTAAGAGTGGATACGGAGATCCTATTCGCTTCTCTATAGAGAATAAGAAAGAATATCCCTTATACTTAATCAAAGCTATTGAACAAACTGAAGAGTAAAAAATAAATACTTAATTGATTTAAGAACCCGTTAAATTAACCCTAATCTAGAGACTTAACTTTTGAAGGAAAAATATGCCTATCATTAAAGACTGTGAATTGTGGTTTTGCAAATTGAACCCTAAGCGTCCTAATAATCGTTTTAACAAAGAAAACCCCACTTGGGAATGTCAGATTCGTACAAAAGATAAATCAGTTAAAAAGATTTGGGAAGAATTCTCTTTACCTGTAAAAGCCGTAGTGCCTGATGATGGTGAGCCTTACTTTCGAGTAAATCTTCGAAAGAAAAGTATTAAAGAGGATAAAGAGCCTGCGTCCCCAATTAGAGTTATCAATGGCAAACTGGAAGACATTGATCCTGACACTATTGGAAATGGTTCTGTTGGCAATATTCGTGTGTTTCAGTATGAATATCCAAATAAGAAAGGTGGCAAAGGTATTGCTTCAGTTCTTATGGGAATTCAAGTTACTAAGCACATTGTATATAAGCCTAAGCCTAGGAATGATGAATTTGATGAAACTGATACTGAAACTATTGATGCCGATGAGCATGACGATCATCAAGATGACTTTTAAAAGTTAATCTGAAGGGCTACTCTAAATGGGTAGCCCTTTAATTTCAAAGGAGAGATTATGCAATTTACATATACAGTATTTACAAAACAATCTTTGGACTCTGAATCGCCGCGTACGGATATTCGTGGACATGTCTCTACTAACTTTGATGAATTTTGTGAAGATGATGTTACAAATCGATCATATATTGAAGTTTATAACAACTCTACACAGACAATTGAAAGATTTTTAAAAAACACAGATGATTATGAAGTCTGGCGATTAAAACTTGAAAGAGAATACGCCTGGAAACCGAGATCTTTCCTTAAAACTTCAAATCAACAATCCTCAGATAAATATAATTCAGCTGTAAATCCTGCACACTATAAAGGCTATTTAGATGATTATGAATGGCTAGATGTTCAAGCAAGAATTCCAAGATTTAAAGACAAGTCTAATTTTAAAGCTGCAATAGAACTTCAAATTAGAAAGTATCTAGATCGCAACGGAAGAAAAGATGATGAATTGCAGGAGATGCAAAAGGGTCTTTTCTATCACATATATTTAGTGTTATACTCTAAGGCAGATAAGCCAATTAAAGTATCTGATGTCCACAAAATTATGGATTTAATTCATGAGACTAGTATTCGATATCGAGACTGATAATTTACTTCAAGACTGTACTAGACTATGGGTATTAACTGCATATGACCTAGATACAGATAAACTATATACATTTCTAGAAGGCGATTTAGGATGGATTGATTTATTTAATAAAGCTGATAAAGTCATAGGACACAATATATTAGGTTTTGATATATTCGCTCTTAAGAAACTTTTTAATTATGAGTTTAAACCTACTTGTGATTTACAAGATACTCTCATATTTTCTCAAATATTAGACTATAAAAGATTTGGACAAGATGGGCACAGTCTTAAGCGTTGGGGATTGTTTTTAAATTATCCTAAATATGACTTTAATGATTGGAGTAAACTATCTAATGAGATGATTGCATATTGTCAACAAGATACTAGACTTACAGTAGAAGTCTATAAATATCTCATTGATGAATATAAAGAAGTATCTAAGAAAGCGCCTAATTTAAAGCACTATATAAGAGCTGAACATGCAGCTACACTATGGTCTACAGAGGCTAGTTTAAACGGTTGGCCTTTTGATCTAAAAGCTGCTAAAGAACTTGCTATAGTGCTTGAGGCCGAAATGCAAAAAGCATATCTAGCGCTTAATTCAAAACTAGGTTTAAAGTGCGTTCCTGTTGATAAAAAGAAAGGGATAGTAGAGTATAAAGAACCTAAATGGACAAAAGATGGATGCTACAATAAAGCAACTGCTGAATGGTTTGACGTAGATCCGTGGTCTGGCTATGAAGGTGAAGAAAGACCTATTGCAGGTCCGTATTCTAGAATCCTATTTGAAAATCTTAGTCTAGATTCTGTAGCTGACGTTAAATTATTTCTGTTTAGAAATGGATGGATTCCAACTGAGTTCAACTATAAAACAGATGAACTAACTGGAAAGAAAGTTCGTACATCTCCTAAGATTACCGAAGATAGCCTAGAATTCTTAGGCGGTGATGGCAAATTGTATATAAACTTTCTTACCGTAAAATCTAGATATGGTATCTTAAACACATGGATAGAAAATACTGATAAGAATGGAATGCTTCATGGTGATTGTATGATAATCGGTACTCCAAGTATGCGTAGCAGACACAATATTATTGTTAATGTTCCTGCTGCTGATACACCATGGGGTAAGGAAATGAGATCACTATTTTCCTGTCTACCTGGATGGAAGCTCATCGGTTGTGATTCCGCAAGCAATCAAGCTAGAGGACTTGCACATTACTTAGGTGATGCTAAATTCATTGACACATTGATTAATGGCGATATTCATCAGTACAATGCAGAGATCCTTACTAAAGTGCTAAAGTCTATGGGAGTACAGCATGAAGTAAAGAGATCTGTAGCCAAAAGGATTTTATATGCATTCTTATTCGGTGCTTCTGGTAGTAAGCTTTGGAGTTACATCTTCGGTAATCTTGATGACAAGAATGGCAAAGAACTACGAAAAGGGTTTCTAAAAGCTGTTCCTGGATTTAAGACACTCTTAGATAAATTAGAAAGTATTTATGGAGAGACATCTAAGTATGGAGATGGTTACATATATTCTATCGCGGGTAATAGGATTTACGTTGATTCTTTTCATAAGCTTCTTGTGTATCTTCTACAGTCTGCTGAAAAAGTTACTTGTACTGCTGCGCTGATGCTAACTGCAAAAAGATTAACAGAAGCTAAAATACCATATAAGCCATGTATATTTTATCATGATGAAATTGATTTTATGGTTCCAGAAGAGTTTGCTGAAAAAGCAGCTGAAATTGGTAAACAAGCATTTGCAGATGGTCCAAAAATCTTTGGAATTAATATTATGGATGGCGGTGCAAAGATAGGTAATAACTGGTACGATGTACATTAAATGTTCATCATTTGTCATAGATAAGAACCCTGCCTACTAATAGGCAATGGAGTTCATCACTATTTGGAGAGAAAATGTACGGAATTCAAGTTGTATTTAATGAGCGTGGTTATTGGTCAAAGCCTTATACATATATGAGTCATCAAGAAATCCCTAAAAATAGTATAGTTGTAGTACCTACGAATAATTTCTTTAGTATTGCTAAAGTCATTGAAAGTATTGAAAATTATGACTTTAAACCAAATATCAAATATAAAAAGATTACATCAGTTCTAGATATTAAGGCTGAATAAATGTTAAATTCTAAAGAATATCTTTTAATCTGCTTTATTGAAGAACTTGGTGAAATTCAAAAAGAAGCTTCTAAATGTCTTAGATTCGGATTAAATCATAAAGAGTTTGAAGAAAGTAAAAGCAATCTTGAACGTCTTTGTGATGAATGGTCAGAATTGAATGCTATATTAAAGTTGATGAAAGAATATAATATAAATATTCAAACTGATCCTAAAACAGAAGAAAATAAGTTAAAGAGATTTGAATACTATTGGAACTTCTCTAAACATAGAGGCATTGTAGATGAATATCTTTATTCTAGATAATGATCCTAAAATTGCTGCAGAATATTTAATGGATAAACACGTAGTTAAGATGGCCTTAGAAACTGCTCAAATACTATCTACTATCAATGATGGACCTTATAAGCCTACTCATCAAAAACACCCTTGTGTATTATGGGCTAAAGAAGGTATTGATAATTATAAATGGCTAGTAGAGCATGGGTTAGCTATATGTAAGGAATATGAATATCGTTACAATAAAATACATAAATGTTTTGATGTAATCGATCTTCTTCAGCAACCATTTTCTGAAATAGAAATTCCAATCGGAAGGACACCATTTAAATTATGTATGCCAGATGAATATAAAACAGATGATCCTGTACAGTCTTATAGAAACTACTACAAATCAAAAGAATCTTTTGCAAGTTGGAAGATTCGAGAACAACCTTTCTGGTGGAAATAATGACAATTGCTATAATAGACGGAGATGTACTATGCTATGCAGCATGTAAACCAAGATGGCAAAAGAAAGCTAATCTTGAAGATGGCTTCTCAGTAATTAGCCTAGACGATGAAGGTAAGAGAATACCTCTAGAATTTACTAAAGAAGAAGACAGATACTATCTTGAAGAGTCCTGGGATAACTTTAAGAAAGATCTTCAAAGTCTATTAGATACAATCTATTGCACAGATTACATAATGGCTGTTGCAAATTTTAATAGTTCTAACTTTCGTCGCCAACTATATCCTGAATATAAATTAAATAGACATGCAGATCCAAATAAGCAAAATATATTTGTACCTGTACTAAGACGACTTGCTGTTGCAGAAGACTTAGCAATTCCTGCTGATGGCAGAGAAGCTGACGATTTAATTCGTATCTGGGCTGAACAAGCTAGAGCTGCTAATATTGACTATATCATATGTTCTATCGATAAAGATCTAAAGTGTATTCCAGGACGACATTGGTTAATGCATAAGAAACAACTTATTGAAATATCTGAAGAAGATGCCTTACGACACTATTACCAACAATTGTTGAAAGGTGATCCTACAGATAATATACCTGGAGTGCCACGAGTTGGCGAGGTTAAAGCTGCTAAGATCTTGGAACCTTTTTCATTAGAGTCAGAATTTCAAGAAGCTGTTGTATCTGAATACATAGCTGCATATGGCGATGAATGGAAAGAATATTTATTGTCTAATGGTAAAATGATACATTTGCAAAAGCATGATAATGATTATTTTACCCTTGAAACATGGCCTATTGTAAAAGAGTTATAAAGGAGATAACTTTGTAATATAGGATAAAAATGAGATTTGAAGGAACGCTACCAAAGTCAAATGTTATTACATTTAGAAAGAGATTTGACAACGGTCATTGGCTTTTTGAAGAGCAAATGGGTAAGGGCGTAGGTTTTATTTACGTTATCAGAGACAATGTTTTAAATAGATATTATCTTGGAAAGAAACTCTTCTATGGTACAGGTGCATTAAATAAGGGTAAAGAATCTAATTGGAAGAAATATTCATCTTCTTCTAAGGTTCTCGCTGAAATGTTTAAACAAAGACCTAAAGAAGAGTTTGATTTTATTTGTCTAGAGCAATATATGACAAAAGGAACTCTATCATACGCAGAAAGTTGGTCTCTGTGTTTGGTAGAGGCTCCTACTACAACTAACTGGTATAACACACTTATTGAAAAAGTTTCTTGGAAAGTTAAAGAACCTATCTCACAAAGACATAAAAAGAGATTGAAACTAATCTGTGATAATTATAGTTTTAAAGAGGAAATATAATGCAATTTATCGTTAGCACTCTGGCTATATTAATTTTGATCATAGCCGGAATAGGCTGTTATCATGCTGTTGAGAATTATCCTGAAATGAATTCTTCTGATTATACATTAGTACTATTTACTCTAGTAATGATTACATCAATAATCAAACACTTTATGGACTTCAATGGGAAAAATAATTCGAAAGAATAAGCCCTGTTTAAATACAGAATGTGGCTCAAGCGATGCAAGACAGATATATGAGGATGGAACATCATTTTGTTTCTCTTGCCAATCTTTCTTTCCTAAAATAGCATCAGAGGAGTTCGAAATAGAAACACCTAAATATTCTTCAGAAAGTAAAAAACTTACAATAGATGAAATTAAAGAACTACCTACTAGAGGATTTAGAGAACGTAATATTACGAAAACAGTAGCAGAATTTTTCGATGTAAAAGTCTCATACGGAGAAAATGGCGAAGTAGATGCACACTATTATCCATATGATGACAATAAAGCCTACAAAGTAAGAAGACTGCCTAAGACATTTTATTGGGTTCATAAATCAGAAGGATTATTTGGTAAGTCCAAATTTAATTCATCAGGTAAGAGATTAATAATCACTGAAGGTGAGATTGATGCACTAAGTGTTGCACAAGCTTCTTATGAGAAGTATAAGAAGATTTATCCTGTAGTCGCACTATCATCTGCATCTATGACTAAATCTCTATTGGAGAATCGAGAGTGGATCAGATCTTTCAATGAAGTTGTTCTATGTTTAGATAATGATGAAGCAGGTCTCAAGGCAACAAATGAGGCAATTAAACTAATTGGCATTGACAAAGTAAAAGTTGCTAAATTGCCATTTAAAGATCCAAATGAAGTGTTATGTAAGACTGGCGGACAAGCTTTACTTCAAATTATCTTTGATGCAGCCCCATATATTCCTAGTGGTATTGTAAACAAGGAACAGCTATGGGAAGCACTTCAGAATTATAATAATGCATTGTCAGTTCCATATCCACCATGTTTAGAAGGTGTTAATACTAAACTTAAAGGTATGAGAGAAGGTGAAATAACATTATTTATATCTGGCACAGGTAGTGGCAAAAGTACTGTATTACGAGAGATTATGTTACATATTCTTAGTAGTACACCAGATAAAATAGGAATCATAAGTCTAGAAGAATCACCTGCTGAAACTGCAAGAAAATTAGCTGGTATGATATTAAACAAGAATCCTGCAAAAGAAGAAATACCTTTAGATGAATTAAAAGTAGGCTTTGATCAAGTGTTTGGAGACGACCGTGTTGTACTATTAGATCACCAAGGTTCTATCAATGATAGTAGTATTGTCGATCAACTTGAATATATGTGTCTAACTGGTTGTAAATATCTATTCATTGATCATATAACAATTTTAGTATCTGAAGGTGTTGAAAATTTAACTGGAAATGAAGCTCAAGATAAGGTGATGAATGATCTATTAAGACTAGTTAAAAGACATCCTGTATGGTTAGGCTTAGTTTCTCATCTTCGTAAAGCGCCTAATAATAAAGGTTCTTTTGAAGAAGGCAGACTACCATCTATTGATGATATTAGAGGATCTGGTTCAATTAAACAAATATCATTTGATATTATATCTTTTGCAAGAAATCTTACAGCAGATAATGAAAGAGAAAGAAATACGATCAAGATGCGTATTCTAAAGTCGCGTTACACAGGCTTAACTGGTAGCGTAAAAGGGGCTCACTATATTTATGATACTGGACGTCTTGTATCCTCTGAATTAGATATAGTTGAAGATTTCATCTCACAATAAGGAATTTTAATGACAGATCTAACAACACCATGGGCTAATTTAAAAATTGAAACTCCATGGTCAACTGTAGGATACCTTACCTACAAGCGAACTTATGCCCGACCACTAGAAGGTCAAGGAAGAACTGAAGAGTTCGAAGAAACAATTGAGCGTATTTTAAACGCCTGTGCAACTCAACTTAATGTAGGTTTTACTGCAGAAGAGGAATCTAGATTAAGAGAATATTTTCTTAAATTAAAATGTTCTGTTGCAGGAAGATTCTTATGGCAATTAGGTACTGATACTGTAAATCGTATTGGCTTAGCTTCGTTGCAAAACTGTGCATTTACTGTAGTTGATCAGCCTATTAGACCATTTTGTTGGGCTATGGATATGTTAGCCTTAGGCTCAGGTGTAGGCTATAATATTCAAAATAAATATATTAATAAACTTCCTGCTATCAAAGAATGGTTTAAAGCTCCAACTAGAGTTGACAATGGTGGAGCAGATTTTATCATTCCAGATTCAAGGGAAGGTTGGGTTCGATTCCTAGGTAAAACGCTTAAGGCTGCATTTCTTTCAGAAACTCCCGAGAAGGGAACCTTCACATATTCAACACAGGTTATTCGAGGAAAAGGCACGCCAATTAAAGGATTCGGAGGCGTAGCTAGTGGTCCTGAAGATCTATGTTGGGGTATTGGTAAGATTTCAGAAATTCTTGAAAAGAGATGTGGTAAGAAAATCCGATCTATTGATGCACTAGATATTATGAATATTATTGGCCATATTATTGTGGCGGGTAATGTTCGTAGGTCTGCACAGATTGCAATTGGAGATCCGGATGATGTTGAATATTTGCTTGCAAAGAGATGGGATATGGGCAATATTCCGTCTTGGAGAGCAATGAGCAACAATAGCGTTGCTGTCTCTGATATTAAAGACTTACATGAGTACTTCTGGGATGGCTATGAAGGTAAAGGAGAGCCTTATGGTTTGATTAATCTAGAGCTTTCTAGAAAAATTGGCAGACTAGGCGAAACTCAATACCCTGATCCAGAAATTCAGGGCTATAATCCTTAATTGCATAGGGACTTAAAGGAGTAATTCTTTAAGCAAACTTACTTAAAAACGGTGAAACTCTTTATTTAAAGACAATACCGTGCCAATCCGATATGGAGGGTGTAACGACTATGAGAAAAGATCTGATTAAAAGACTCTATTCTTACTCAATGTTTGATGGACATTTAGCATTTTTTGGTGGTTCAGTGAATGCTGCACTTGTCATTAATATGTTAGAAGAAAATCAAGACTATATTGAGAATGTAATTAAGTCTGTGGAAGAAATCCCGCTATCTTATAAAGTATCAAAACCTGAAATTTATAGAAAAGATGGTTTTGAAAGAAAACAGCAACTCAGATTACAAACAAGCAATCATCCAGTTTTTACAAAAATTCATGAAAGAATTTATGTGAATTCTCACAAGACATTCGATCCACATATGGCTACAATGTTTGATGAAGAAATGCTGGCAATTGCTTTTATGGCTGATGGAAGTTGCTATTTAGATAAGAGATGGGAAAATGCAAAACCTAATTTTAGATTGCATTTAAATAACTGGACATACGGAGACTTAATGCTGTTCAAAGAGTGTTGTAAAACATCTTTTGGATTAGAAGTTAACACCCGTAAAAAAGGTAATAGATATGATCTTGCTATTCCAACAAGCTATTCTGAATTTTTTGTTGAAATTGTAAGTTCATATATTCTTCCATCTTTTCAGTACAAACTCGGACGGTAAGCTCCACTTTAATGTGGATGATGATATAGTCTGAACTGTATAGTGATATACAGAGAATAGCAGAAATGTTTATTCCTCAATAAAATGAGTAACAAAATGTGTGCTGAACAAAGCCTAGCCCCGTACGAGACATGTTGTCTAGCTGAAGTGTTTTTACCTAATGTAGAATCTAAAGAAGAGTTTCTAGATATATTAGAGCTACTTTATCGTATTAATAAACATTCTTTAACATTGCCTTCTCATCATCCAGAAACAGAGAAAATTGTTCACAAGAACATGCGAATGGGTATTGGTCTTACCGGTATATTACAAGCTAGCGCCGAACAAAATTCTTGGATGTCTGAAGGTTACGAATATCTCAGAGAGTTTGATGAAAGATATTCTGAAATAAACGACTTTAATGTATCTATTAAACTAACTACAGTAAAACCTTCGGGAACTCTATCACTATTGCCTGGCGTAACACCTGGAATTCATCCTGCATATGCTAGATTTATGTATAGGCGAATCCGTATTGCGGCTAGTCATCCGTTAGTAGAAACCTGTCGTAACAATGGTTATCCAATAGAGTATGTGAAGAACTTTGACGGATCTGAAGATTATAATACAGTTGTAGTAACATTTCCATTCTCTTATCCAAAAGGAACTAGACTTGCAAAAGATATGACGGCATTAGATCAACTTAATGAAATTAAACGACTTCAAAGAGATTGGTCGGATAATAGTGTATCCTGTACAATTTACTATCGTAAGGAAGAAATTCCTATAATCAGAAAATATTTAGAAGATAATTATACAGATAATCATAAGAGTTTATCATTTTTACTTCATTCTGATCATGGTTTTCTTCAAGCGCCATATGAGGAAATTTCTGAAGATGAATATAAACGACTTGTTTCAAAAACTAAAGTCATCAACTCAATCACAACAGCAGACTTCGACAGCAACGATGAATGTGTCTCAGGGGCGTGTCCAATCAAATAATATAAAGGCAGAACTTGTATTAAAAAATGGGGTATTTGTAACTGTTTATCATCTGAAAATGAAACACGTATTGATAGCAGCAGATGAAAACCCTATAATGCATGGGATGAAATTAATCTGTTGTTTAACTAAGTTTGATGATAAGATTCCTGAAGTCTCAGAAGTTATGAATTTGAGTCCAGCGGACTATAATTATATTATGTTTCATATTCTTAAATGAAATTAGGGTAGCTAAAATGCTACCCTTAAAAATTGGAGTTATTATGAGCCTAGCAGATCATGAGTTTAAAATAGAGTTATCTAAGTTATTAAATAGATTTTCAATTGATAATGACCTTAATATACCTGATTTTATATTAGCAGAAAGTCTAGTAGAAACCTTAATCAATATGAAGAAAGTCCAACATAGTCTTGATAATTATTTCAATAGCTTTGAACAAGATCTTGATGGTGATCATGCAAGTGCATTAGCATCAGCAGGCTTTGGAACAGATGAAGATTATGCCGGTTCGGATTTTTAACTATCTTATAAGGAATACAATGGAACAGCTCCCACCACTTTATAGAATAACATTTACAACTAATAGAAACGAACTACAAACAACTCAAAGACGAGGTTATGAACTTACAATGTTAATTAATAAATTTCTTATTGAAAATATCGGGAAAATCGGCTGCATACTATCAATTGAAAGGATTGCTAGGGATGTTTAAACCAATGTTAGCTCCAGGCGAAGATCCTATGTCTTATCCGGACTATTTTGAAAAGCTGAAGTATCCTTTATTTTGTTCGCCAAAGTATGATGGAATTAGATGTATTACAAAGTATGGCAAAACACTTTCCAGATCAGGCAAGATACTACCATCGAAACAAGTTCAGAGGGACTATAGCAAATTAAATAATTTAGATGGTGAACTAATTGAAGGCCTTTCAACAGATGTAGACGTATATAATCGAACTCAAAGTTATGTCATGTCAGAAAATAAATCTGGCAATATATCATATCATATATTCGATATTGTATCAGATGAAGATCTTAATAAGCCTTTTTATGAAAGACTTCAAATTGCTTCTAAAAGAGTTCTAGAGTTAGGTAGAGCTGATGTAAAGCTGATACCGCATCTCTATGTAGAAAATTATGACGATCTTATGGCGTATGAAAAGTTGTGTCTAGACGATGGCTATGAAGGCATTATGATGCGGCATCCAGAAGGTCATTATAAGCAGGGTAGAGGTACATTTAAAGAAGGTTTAATCTATAAGCTTAAGCGATTCAATGACGGAGAAGGCATATTAGTAGACATCCTTCCGATGATGGAAAACCATAATACATTAGAAAAAGATGAGCTAGGTTATGCTAAAAGATCTAGCAGCAAAGATGGTCTAGTAGCAAGTGATATTGCAGGCAAATTAGTAGTACTGGTTGAATTCCAAGATGAAGATCTGTATCTTGATGTAGCTCCAGGTTCATTTACTCACGAAGATAGGAGAAAGTTACTAAAGAATAGAGAAGAATATCTTGGTAAGATATTGAAGTTCAGGTTCTTTAAACATGGTGCGAAAGACAAACCTAGGTTCCCAAGAGCACTTGGATTTAGAAATAAAATAGATTTATAGGAGTTATTATGATCAATATGATTGAAGAATTTCAAGTTTCTTTGCAAGATGCTGATTTAGATATGGAAGAGTTTATTGAAACTTATGAAACAGATATCTTTGAGTTATTTGAAACAGGTTCTGTTGAAGTAAAAGTAGGATCAGATACATACTTAATTGCAGTAGTTATTGAAAGGGTTTAACAATGTCTGGTTTTAAGCGTACAACTATCCAGAGACTTTTGAATAATAAAATGGAAGCCTTAATTGAAAGTATAACAGATTCTAAAGTTAAAGAAGCTGTTGCAAAAGACTCAATAGTATCAGGTGGTGCTATAGCATCTATGCTATTAGGTGAGCAAATCAATGATTATGATATTTATTTCAGAACATATGATACTACTTTATTAGTTACTAATTATTATGTAGATCTATTCAATGCATTAAATGGAAAGCTTAAAACCGCAGTAAAAGATTGTAATCCTGAAGTGAAAGAATCTAGTATAGTCAATATAAAGGGAGAAACAGAGCAAAGAATAACTATTTATATTAAAAGTGCAGGAGTTGCGTCTGAATCTCAAGAAGAATATAATTATTTCGAAAGTCTTACAGAAGATGATACTGAAAAGTTTACAGAATCCTTACATCAGAAACCAATTGAAACTGCAGAGTTAATTGTAGAAGAAATTAAAGATAAAACTAATAAATATAAGCCAGTATTCTTGTCTGATAATGCTATAACATTAACAAATAAAGTACAATTAGTAATAAGATTTTATGGAGATCCTAAGGATATTCTACGAAATTATGACTTCGCGCATGCAATGAATTATTATGACTATGGTCATAAGGATTTAGTGCTACATCAAGACGCCTTAGAGTGTCTATTATCAAAAACGTTAATATATAAAGGCAGTCTTTATCCAATAGCATCAATATTTAGAACTAGAAAGTTTATTCAAAGAGGTTGGAGAATTAGTGCAGGTCAAATGTTAAAGATGATCTGGCAACTGAATGATGTAAATTTAAAGGATTCAGCAATTCTTCGTGAACAATTGTTAGGCGTCGATCAGGCATATATGGTACAACTTATTAGAGCTTTAGAAAATGAGAAAGGAAAAATTGATGCAACTTATATTGCTAAACTAATCGATGAAATCTTTGAAACATAAAATGAAAATATTTCAACCTGGACAGATCTGGAGAGACAGAAGTGGCAATAGATTGGGAATTCTATATGTTATAGATAATATAGATTTTCCAATCATTGCGATTTCAGATAAGAAAATTCTATATAGGTTTAAGAAAGAAGGCCATTATATTGATTCTAAAATTAGGCATGATAGGGACTTAATAGATGAAGTCACTGACAAATAAGGCGTTTCTAGACAATCTAGTATCTGAAAGTGAATTTGGAATTATAGCAGAAGCATTTATTATAGAAGCAATTTCAGAATATTCTAAAACTATCGTTGAGAAAGGAGTACCTAATGAAGACAGAAACCTAATATCAGGAGTGCTATGGTATAATGTAGCAAAAGAAATTGAAGATAAGCTTAAATTAAAGTTTAATTAGAAAGGTCTTTAGATGAAACCTATTGTAATATATCATAAGAACTGTGCGGACGGTGTAGCTGCTGCCTGGTGCTTCTGGAATAAATTTAAAGATTCTATGGAGTACTATGAGGGTGTATATGGTAACACAACACCGGATATTACAGATCGTGATGTATATCTTGTAGATTTTTCATATAAAAGAGATGTTGTAGAAACTATATGTAAGTTTGCAAATAATGTTATACTTATTGATCATCATATAAGTGCTCTAGAAGATTTATGGGATCTTCCTGCAAAGTATGATAATTTTAGCTTAGCAAACTCTACTAAGAAGCACAGTGGAGCGAGATTAGCTTGGGACTATGTTAAATCAATAACTAAACATGATGAGGTAAGACCGAGATTATTAAATCATGTAGAAGATAGGGATCTATGGAAATTTGAATTACAGTACACTAGAGAGATTATGATGGCCGTATTTTCATATCCTCTTACGATAGAAATGTTTGATGAATTACAAAAGTATGATATTCAAGATCTAATTGCAGAAGGAAGAACACTTCTTAGAAAGCAAAAACAAGATATAGATCTCTTGATTAAAACAACAGAAAGAAGTATGGAAATTGGCGATGTACTTGTCAAAGCATATAATGTTAATTATTTCTTTGCGAGTGATCTGGGTGATATTCAAAGTGTAGACCAGCCATTTATTGCCACATACTATGATACAAAGAATAGTAGAGTGTTTTCTTTGAGATCAAAAGATACAGGCTTTGACGTATCTAAAATTGCTGCAATATATGGAGGCGGTGGACATAGAAATGCTGCTGGATTTAAAGTAGACAGATCTCATCCACTTGCATGTTGTTGAAAATAAGTGAAGAAAAGCGGCCGTAGGTGCAGTTCGGCGGCCTGGTATCACCTTCCTCCTAACTTGGGCCAAAAATGGCAAGAAGGGCTGTTTCTGGCCCTCGTTGGGGCATTCATAAACTAAAGGAGAGTCGTGAAGACGATAAATTCAAGTTAACCCGTTAAGTTAACCCTATTTTATAAAGAAAATAGATGTTTAGAAACGCGAACTACTTGCGTTAAAAGTAGTATCTTATATGATAGCGACATGCTATCTAATCTTAAGGAAATTTAAAAATGGAATTAAAACAAGTATTTACTACCCCTGATGGTAAGATGTTCGATACGCGCCAGGAAGCAATGAATTATCTGCGCCGTCCTAAGATTGCTGAAGCTCTTAATAAGATTACGTCGAATAACAAAGAGCTGACTACGTGGCTTATTGAGCATCAAGAAACTGTTGAAATGGCTTTTGAGACCGGAACTATTCGCCGTGTCACTAAAGCTGAACACAACAAGCTTTCTAAAGCAATTGAGGCTCTAAAAGAAATTCAAGGTAATCCAAAGATTGCTTTCTTGCAAGAACATGCAGGAGCTATTCTCGAATCATTCCGTTGGCCTTCAGTCAAGCGTATGGATGATGCTGAGAAAGCGTTAGCTGCTAGGAATTCCTTAGTTGCTGCATCAGAGGGTAATGAAGACCTTGCTAAGTGGATTATTGATAACAAAGATGCTGTTCTAGCTGCATATGATGCTGGCGTAGAAAAGCGTCAGGTTAATCCAAAAGCTCAAGAAGCACTTGCTGCTTATCGTGCTAAGAAAGCTGCTGAGAAAGCTCAACAAGCAGCTTAAAGATACCCTGGGCGACCTGAGTATGTCTAAAAACTACTCACTCCAGTAGACCTGAGTATGTCTAAAAACTGCTCTCTTATAGCCTGAGTATTGCTCAACTGCTCAATTTAAAAAATCTTCTATATAGTTTCTCTCCTTTCTCGATATAGAAGATTTTTATTCCCTCCTTTTAAGGAGGGATTTTTTTAGTTCTTTATTTTTTTTTTACTTAAGGCTATTAATATGACTTTTATAATAAATGAGTTTTATGATAGTGTAGTTGCTGATAAAGATAAACCTATTTATTTAGTTGTTGAAGATATGTATAAAAATTTATCAGAATATAATAAAGAGCTGCTAAGACAAATAGTTCTTACTAAAGATCCTATAAACTTTTTTAAAAAATTAGTTGCAAAGGAGCTAGATAGTCTTAATTACGATGAGCTTAAAGATCTAAATGATTTGCTACAAAATACTACAAATGGTAATAAATCAAGTTTTGTTAATATATCCTTTTGGGCAGGTCTGCTAGAACGTCCAAATATAAGTTACGAAGATTATTTAAATATAGCAATCAATATGATTGCCGCTAAAATTTCAAATTGAGGAATATATGGATAAGCATATAATTGCAGAAATATGTGCTAAGATATTAGACGTGCTTAATATTCAATATGTAATTCTAAGTTCTGAAAAGCATTTCTCTAATATAAATGCACCAAAGACTATTAAAGCTAAACGTAGAACTAAATTAAGAAAACCAGGAAAAGATTATAATAGAAGTGGTAATTCTAATAGAAAAACAATTGATAAGGATCGCTGGAAAGATATAAGGCCAGAGCTGGAGAAAAAGATCAGAGAAATGTCTGTAGGTCAATCGATCGCATTCCCTGATTCATCTGGCAATGAAGGTTATAGATCTTTAATTTGTAATATATCGAGAAAGATCCTTGGTAGAGGTGGTATATTCTACTCTACAACTCGAGTTAACAATGAAATAATATTGTATAGATTAAAATGAATATAAAACTATTTGTAGCAACCCCTATGTATGGCGGTCAATGTTACGGTGCTTTTATGCTAAGTATTATGGCATTGAAAGAAATTGCAATCCATAATAATTGGGATTTTCATTTTACATTTATTGGCAATGAATCTTTAATAACTAGAGCTAGAAATAAGCTAGTAGAGCAGTTTTTAGCAACTGATTTTACACATCTATTGTTTATTGATGCAGATATGGAATTTAATGCTCATTTAGTTTCAAATCTGGTAAGATACGATGTAGATGTAGTTTGTGGAATGTGTCCTAAGAAATTTATTAATTGGGATTCAGTAAAAGATATTATCTTAGCTAATCCATATATAAAACCAGGATTAGTGCCTAGTCTAGTATCTGAATCTTGTGTAAATTATCTGTCAGAAGAACCTGATACAAGTATACCAGGATTAGTTTCAGTAAAACACGCTGGTACAGGTTGTATGCTGATTACGAGAACTGCATTAAATCATTTAAGTCATTTTGTTCCTAAATTCACTGATTATGGTAGTGATGGACTAAGTGAACCAAAGATTAAATGTGCATTCTTTGATACGGCAATTGAAGAAGGATCAGGAGCTTATTTGTCAGAAGATTATTACTTTTGTAATGAATGGAGAAAAATTGGAGGTAAGGTTTATCTTGCCTATAATGTTAAATTAAAACACATAGGGTCATATACTTTTTCTTAATATAGAGCCAAGTGGTGAAATCGGTAGACACAACAGACTTAAAATCTGTCGCTTATAGCGTGCCAGTTCGAATCTGGTCTTGGCTACCAATGAGAGTATCATGCAAACTTCGGGAGATTATAAACTACACGTTAAATTACACATTGAAGCCTGCAAATATGCATCAAAGAAGTGTCAATCGTTTGATATGGAAAAATTCATATTTCACTATGACAACTTTATGTCAACTGAGATTTTAGGAATTCTCAATGAGCTTAAGAACGACTTGGAAAAAGCTGAAGATTAAAGAAAGAGTTATATTTATTCCATATCATGCTCATAAAGATCGATCACATCCGGATTGTGAACGAGGTTTTGTTTCAGAATTGGGTTCTACTTTTGTTTTTGTTAAATTTGATGGAAAAGTTGCAAGGTTCGGTTGGGATAAAGCAGTAGCCGAAGCTTGTGATCCTAAAGATTTAGTTAGAGAATAAACAGGAGATTATTATGAAACGTTCAGTGTTCTCTTTGATACAATCGCTTATTTCTCAAGCTTCATCGAGACGGATGGAGTTTCATAATAAAAATTATTGTTGTAATAGCCAATGTAATCAGGGTAGAGATTGCCCTATAAGGAAATCATATGGATCAAACAGCACGAATTCAGACCTTATTAAACAAAATAAAGATTACTATAAGCGATATTGAAATGATTTTACTTGATACTAATAGAGCTAAGAAATCTCTAGTACCATTAGAGAAACAAAAGATATGGTCAGAGCCAGAACCTTGGCAAACACAACTCAAGAAAGATCAGGCATGAAATTTATTAAAGATCAATTAAGATTAATTGATTTAAATCCTGCCGAATATAAAACAATAGAAGATGCATTTGAAGCTATAGTATCACATTACATTAGCGAGAGTAATAAAGGCGCCTATGAGCGCCTTTTAAAATCTAAATATATAAGTGATGAAACTATATCTGATCTTGCATTTTCATATAAACAACAACCTTTTGTATTTGCCAGGCGTGTTGAATCAATAGTAATATCAAATATGTTTTCTAAATTAAAGGAAATTAAACATGAAAACTTTAGAAGAGTTACTAAAGGAAATTGAATATAAAGGCTATTTAAAGGTTTGGCCTGTAACTGATTTAGAGGATAATTGGCGAAAACTTTATAATATTACATTTGTATTCAATAATGTAAATAATGATAAGTTTACAATTGAATTAAAGAATCAGAGCAGCATTAAAGAGTCGCTTAAGAGCATTCTAAATAGTGTTAGTAAGTTCGAAAATGAATTACGAACAGCGTAGAGAATTAAAACGTGTCTTTAATAAAATTAGAATTTGTATGAATAGACTGCTCGAGATGGCCGAAGAAGAAGAAATTAAGGCACATAATGTACCTGAAGCACTAATAGATCGTATTCACATGTTTATGGAGAAGGCTGAAACTCTTAGAGCTAGCTATCGTGAACTTGACGAACTTCTAGAAAGAATAGAAAATGAAATCTAGCTTCATAAACTGGCTTAAAGCACATTACTGCGACCTATTTCATGGCGGTGGTAAGATCAAACGAGACCCTAATGATGCTATTAACTGGCAATGTAACAAGTGTGGTCGATGGTCTACACCGTTGTCTAATTTTCAAAAAAGTATTGATAAAGGATACAACAAATGATTCCATGGAAAACTGTATTTAATAGATTTGGATTTTCGTTGTCATATTTAAGAGAACCCGATTTTACCTTTGGATTTAGTTTTGGTTTTAGCGTAGGTAATTTCTATTGGACAATTGGCTTAAATCCCGAACAGAGGAATAGAGATGTCTGACTTTAAAAGATATTTAGAAGTTGCTTCAATATTAAAAGAAAACTTTTCAGGAGGTCACTCTAGAGAAGCCGCTGATATAATAGAAGAACTATGTAGTAGAATAGATCAAGCAGAATGGTCTGGATGGAAGCGTAGAGAAATTTATTTTGATAATGGAGTACCTTGTGGTCACAGAGAGATTGTTTGGAATCTATTAAGTGAAAAGAAATTATGGGAAATTTATGACGGTCTTTCACATGCCCCATCTACACATACATCATATTATATCATATTAGCTAGAGCAATAGAAAAAGCCTGTAAAGAGGCTAACCAATGAATAAAGATGCTAGACTTGAATTACTTAGTGATAAAGTTAGGAAAGGAATCCCAATAGACCTTTCTGAAGCTATAGAAGTAATTGATTATCAAACTAAATTAAGATTATATAAAGAAGAAAATTCCATCTTAGCAAAGCTTAAAAGGTTTATAGGACGTTATAAATGAATATTACAGCATGGATTAACAATGAAGTAAACAATGGTAGGGAGGCTACTATAAGCCTTGCTGTCTTAGAAAATTTATTCCAAGCTCCAGCTGAAATATCTAAATTAGATTTGATTTCATATTGGGCAAAAAATATAAATATTCAACTTGATTGTAAGTCTACAATACATCTAGCTAGTGATATTATAACATTCTATCCAAGGACTAAACTATGAATTTATCAATTCGAAAACTACTGAATGAACCGTTAATGTGGCTTTCATTATATCTTTTCATGTCTATTAACACCTTTGGTCATGCATGGGTCTATATTGGCAAGATTGCAGTCAATGAAACTAGCACTATGATTGCTTCTATAGCAGCTGCAATTTTCTGGCCATTATATTGGTCTATTAGACTATGGAGTTGAAGAATGAACGAACGAATTCAAGAATTTGCAAATAAATTAGCCCCTATTGCAACAATCGGTAATTGGGGTAGAGTTGAATGGAAAGATAATATTTATCCACAACTTGGTGATAAATTGTATGCAGCAATTGACTTACAAGAGTTTGCTAAGTTTATTATACTAGAGTGTATAGACAAAATTGAGACTTATCGTATTCCTGTAGGCAATAGTCCATCTGGTGAACTTGCATGTAAATGGACTTATGATGCACTAAAAGATATTAGAGATGATATTAAAGAGACTTTCGGAGTTTAAGAATGAACGAACGCATCCGAGAACTTATATTAGAAGCTGGTTTTCCAAAGTTTGACAAGATGTACGTTGTGTCTGATGGAAAAGAACTGGAAAAGTTCGCCGAGTTGATTGTTCGGGAATTTGTTTCGACTCTAGTTGATAATACCCCTGAACGATATACGAATGACTCGGCAGAAGAAGATTGGGATAAGGGATATGACCGAGCAATGCGGGATTGTATTCATCATATTCAAGAACACTTCGGAATCAAAGAATGAACGAACGAATTGAAGCATATCTAAAACAACACTATTGCCGAGACTACTTCAACTCTTATGGTGAGACGGTTGAGGATGACTACTACTTTATGTATCGTGAAGAAGTAGAGGGATTGATCGAGTTGATTGTGCGAGAAATGTGTCAAGTCATTAACGCTGATTGTGAATTACAATATAGTGAAGGTATAACTACCAATCTTGGTGGCTTGAATCAAGCAAGAGAATTGATTAAAAAACATTTCGGAGTTGAATGATGAGTAAAGATAGCAGAGAAGCTATGCAACAGGCGCTTGTAAATGGAAGCGTTTGCATAGGGGTAAAAAACGGAATGGGCGTTTATGTTTCCGCTGCATTGCTCGGTGAATTTGGTTTGCAAGAGTGCAAAGAGCGTTTGGGATTAATTAAACAATGGCCAGTTAGAACAAACTTAAACGGAAACATTGTCATGGTTGAAGGGGAAACTCATGAGGAAGCAATTAACCGCTACCTGAACAGGATTGAGAAATGAGCAGAGAAGCTATGCAGATGGCGCTTGAGGCGTTGGATAGTGATCAAGTCAGTCATGCGGGTTTTAAAGGAGAATACATGACTGATAAGGAATTAATGCAAAAGGCCTTAGAAAAGCTAGAATTCTTTGCTTATATGAGAAGAGTATCAAAAGATACTCAAGAATTAATTAATATCTTACGTAAAAGATTATCTGAAATGAATTAAATAAAGGAGAAACACTTGAATAAACAGATAAATCATAAATACCTAGATGATTTTATTTCAGAAAATGAACATTTAGATCCTCATACATTAGTACATAAATATACAGAATCTCTTATAAAATTAACAGAAGAAGATCGAGAAAAAATTATAAACTTAGCAGCATTAAGGTATGAAACACAAAACAAATATTGGAATTACGTATTAATTGATACTGTAATTAACTATATTACTAATCGCACTATTAAATAGGGAATATGTATGAAAACATCAGAAACTAAGCGAAAGAAAGTAACACCTGCTACAATTAAAAGATGGTATAAATTAAAGAATAATGATTCAATAGATGCATTAATTAAAGAACTTAATGAATATGATCATACATACGATAGTATTGTACATGCAATAGCAGCAGTATGTTATAGGGCTGGTCATGCTATGAATAATAGTAATTCTGGCGGTATCTCAGGTTTTCAAGGTGGTGCAGTAATGTGGGAATTCATACGTAAATGGGGTCATTACGAAGGGCCTATGAAACTATTAGACTATCGTAATATGCTCTATCCTCAGTATGAAGATCATTTTGACAAAACAATCAATAAGGAGACATTTAATTGGTTAAAAGATCATGCTGAAAAGAGATTAGCAGATAATGCTAAAGTATCAAATGACATTCTTAGACATTGGAAGGGGATATTAAATGGTAAAGTACCTTTTGGATACGAAATCAGAGAAGATTGATACAGATTATCAGAAATTTCTAAAAGATAATTCTGATATATTAATGATAGATGCTTATGCAAAATTATTTGTTATCTATCCTGAAGACTCAGTCGATCAATTAGATAAACGCTTTAAATTAGCATTAGATCGGTATATAAAGGAGAGTAAATGAGTAAGTCACAAAACAAAGGTAAAATGAAAGAATGGCGTAGACCTGAATACGACAAAGATGGGAATCTAATTAAACAGAGACCCCATGTAAGACGTAAAGAAAAGGAAACAGCTCTTAACCTTAGAGGTCTTAAACTTTAAATATGATAACCATATCAGCATCGCATCTATTAAGGCAGACTGCAACTCAGCTTAACTACATGCTTAGAAAGACTTTAATTAAAGACTTACATGATAGAAATAAAATATTAGAGGGTAAGCATGCTGGAGCTGGTCAACGTCATGACGTACTTGAAACAGGAACTATAGGTCAATTCATTAGACCATCGAAAGGAGTAACAATAAATTTTGCACTAGATGAAATTGTAGGTAAAAAATTCTTACACATAAATGAATACAGAAAGAATAAAGATCTACAGTGGAATCTAATTGAAACAGCTTTTTATAAGGCTCTTCATATATACGCTAATGAAGATATTAGTCATGTAAATACTAGATTTAATCTTGTATATCAGTCTAATATAATTAGAGTAGAAAGTGATGATTTATATATTGCTAGATTCTTCTTAACAAAACTAAAATCAGCTGGAGATCAATCAGTTGCAAATCGTTTTGATAAAACTTTTAAGAAAGCGCAATATTGGAACCACTTAGAGCCGTATATTAAGTACCGAAATGTTAAACGTCTGATTTAACATCAACACCTCCAGAGAGATCCTTTATAGGGTCTTTCTGGAGGTTCCTCTTTATTTTTTTTTTTTTATGAAAAACATAGAATGGTGTTCAAGAAGCTTAATCGTAAGTTCATATTATTATGCTCTCTGTACAAATGAGAAGCAATTTTATAAGGAATTAAAGAAGTTTAAAATTACACCACAGGAAATCGGTTATTGGGTAAAACAAGATTCTAGTGCCACTACTCATTTCATTAGGAGTAAAGAAGGTAAGAGAGCTGGAATTGTTTGTATAGACCCTAAAGAAGCATCTAATTATGAAAGTATACAAATAGCAGCCTTATTAGTTCATGAAGCAGTTCACATATGGCAAGAGTTTCATAAGAGCATAGGTGAGCTACAACCATCATCTGAATTTGAAGCATATTCGATACAAATGCTTTCACAAGAGTTAATGTATTCATATTATAATCAAGTTATTAAACCACAAAATAAGAAGAAATCTAAGAAAAAGTCTTAGAACGAACCCGTTAAATTAACCCTAGGACGTTCTCCCTGAGAGACACTTATAAGGACGTCTTAGATTAGTAGTAGATTTATTTAATAAAATATTATAATGATATTATTTAAAGATGTTATTATAGGAAGTTATTAAAGGATATATTATGATTAATAAATCTATTAAACTAAACTACTAAACTAAGATAGTCTTTAAGTATGATGATACTAAAACTTAAATATAATGATTTTAGATTAATATAGTATTTAAATGTAATGATATTAATTAAGATATTCATTAAAGTATGTATCTTAAAGAATGTTAAAATAGTATAGCAAATAAGACGTCTTTTAGAGGCTAAGAGGAAAATGTAACTTCATGATTTAGAATTCTTGGTGTAATTTTATTGTAGTACTTAGTTTCTATACAGGAGTTGTTATGGAAGCTGTTACTGAAGCGATAAGTAAATTGTGGTATCTCGGTGCAGCTATTGTAGCTATTGCAGCCTATGCAGTCACTATTAAAGTCAGATTAGACTATCTAGAGAAAAATTACGATAAGCAAATTACAGCTTTATGGGATCAAATTAATAGACTTGTTAAAGAGTCAAAATAATGGACACTAAACTTGCAACTATTGTATGTAGCGATGTCATTGGTTATAGCAGTAAAATGCAATCTGATGAAATTGGTACATTAAAACAGCTAGATGAGTGCCGATTAATAATCGATAAACTAATTGATGTAAGTAAAGGTAGACTCTTTAATACAGGTGGTGATAGTGTACTCATTGAATTTGCTAGTGCAGTTGATGCAGTCAGATTCAGTGTAGAAATGCAATTAAGACTGCTAAATCTCAATACTCTTAGATGGCGTATAGGAATTCATGTTGGTGAAGTTTGGATTTACGGTACTAATCTTATGGGTGAAGCTGTTAATCTAGCAGCAAGAACTGAAAGTTTAGCAGATTACGGTGGTGTTACAATGACTGAATCTGTCTATAAATTAGTATCTGGCAAACTTAAAGAATATAAATTCATAAGTAGAGGTATTCAGGAATTTAAGAATGTAGCCCCTATGGAAATCTTTAGTGTAGATTTGCCTAATGCTGAACCTAACCCACATCTGAATAAGTCTGCTAAACCTCAAAAGACAAATAATAAATCTCATAAAGAATTAATATCAGCTGTAATTAATGATCAAGCAGCTCGTAATAAGACAATATCTGATGCTGTTAATCTAAAACTAAAGAAGCAATATGGACCTGCTACTCGTGTATTAATGTGGCGTATAAGTAAGAAAGATTATTCGGCATTTAATGAACTCGTTAATTTAATGGAAAAGAATCTTGTACCTCAAGAACTAAATCCCTATTGTAATGCAATTATACAAGAATTTTCTAGCGGTCTTAATAGCGATTTAATTCTAAAACTTGTTGATGTTTTAGAAGATGATAGCCTGATTGTTAATCTCTTAGAAAAAGCCTCTAAAGTAAATAAAGTTGCACAATATAAATTAGCAATGCTGATATTTAATGATCCAACAAGTAGTGAGGATCAGTTAAATGCTGTAATATCAGATTTAAAAGATTGTGCAATGCATCGTGATCTAGAAGCTATGCTTGTATTAGGTAAGTATTATTTAAAGATGAATGACAAAAAGAATTCATTTAGATGGTTATATGCAGCTAGGGCTGAACACAATAATGAGGCTCAAAGTCTGCTAGAAGACTTGAACAAAACTATCACTAGAAATGAATTTAACTCATTTAAAACAGATGCAGATGCACTTGTTGATGAGATTAAGTTTCTTGATAAGAATAGAATGAAACAATAAATTAACTAATAGAGAACACCAATGAGTGAACAACGAAATATGCCTGTACCTGTACAGCCGCCTAATAAGCGATTAGCTGTGCCTTCTTATTATGTTGGTAGCAAAAGATCTGCTGCAAGACTACGTCAACTTAGGTTTGACCCAATACAAGAACTTGTAGAGAATTATAGAAAGATTCAATTAGAAGTTGAGCGTCAAGAGAAAATTCGAGATGGTCAAATCATTGAATTAAGTGCCAGTGGAAAGCCTAGGTCATATCGCTCTGAAGTTCATCATGCTTTATTTGATAAGCTAAATATGATTGGTGAAAAACTTTTGAGATATGGATATGGCAGAGTTCCTGAAGTTAGCGAACTCAATGATGCTAAACCAACACCACTTGTTATTAATTTAACTAAGAAAGGTGAAACCTATGTCGTCAATGAACAAGACGAGATAGATGATAATGATCATGATGAGGACTAAATATGTCTATTAACCTCCATGAAGGTCAATCAGAAGTATTTGAGGATTTGTTTGTACATCAAGCAGCTAGATTTGCTGTCGTTTGTTGTAGCCGTGGTTGGGGTAAGTCTTTTATGGCAGGAGCAACCGCTTGCACAGCTATATTTGAATTATTAGAGTTAGCACCAACAGTGCCAAATAAAGTAGTGTATATAATTGCACCCACTTATGATCAAGTTACTGACATTTACTATCCTTTAATTAATTATGACTTAGGTATGGATAGGTACGCAATTAAATCTTCAAGAGATCTTGGTAGATTTATATTTCCTTACAATGTAGAACTTAGGTTATTATCTTATGAAGCCGTTGAAAGAATGCGTGGTAAAGGTGCCTATTTTGTTGTGTGGGATGAAGTATCCTCATGCAAAAGAGGTATTAGTCCAAAGGAAGCTTGGGAAGGAGTCATCCAACCTACCATCATTACTCGTTGGTCCAAGAAAAGAGCAGCAACCTTTAAAGCTAGATCTCCAGGACGTGGCTTGATTATTAGTACACCAAAAGGTTTTAATTACTTTCACGAAATGCATACTTATGAGAGTAGCGATCGTGATTGGAAGTCTTATCATTTTGACTATAAAACATCTCCATTTCTTGATGTTGATGAGATTGAAAGGATTAAAAGAAACATTGATCCTATTGAATTTGCATCTGAGTATTTAGCATTATTTAAAGAATCAGGTAATTCTGTATTTTATTGCTTTGATAGGAAGAAGAATATATCTTCAGATCTACCATACTTTACACCACCATCAGATGGTGATAAAGGTGAGGATGTTCATATCAATATTGACTTTAACGTCGGTCTTCAATGTAGCTCTGCTATGGCAATTAGAGGTAAGCAAGTTCATATATTAGATGAATTTAAAGGCCATCCTGATACTGAAACACTAGCTATTGCACTTAAAACTAAGTATCAAGGACATAGGATTTTTGCTTATCCTGATCCATCAGGTAGAGCACGTAAATCTTCTGCTCCTGTTGGTCGTACTGATTTCTCTATATTAGAGTCTCATGGCATTCGCTGTCTGGCTCATCCCAAAGCTCCTCCGATTATCGATTCAGTTGCTGCAGTTAATAAGAAGCTGCAAAATGCTGCAGGTGATATTGATATGTACATTCATCCTCGTTGTACTGGTGTAATTACATCACTAGAGCGAACCAGATGGGTTGATAATAATTCAGATACGGCAACTATAGATAAATCTGAAGGCATTGAGCATTATTCTGATGGTATTAGGTATGGAATAGAATATCTATTCCCTGTGCAATCAGGCACAAAACGTGTCCAACGAGGTTTTAATTTCTAGAAAGTGAGTCATAATGGCAAGATCTAAACTTACCGATACAACGGAAGATCTTAACAACGACTCTGGCAGTGTACTTTGGTCTATCGTAAAGGGAGAACAATTAGAGTTTCCAATTATTTTGAACTTTATTGAGAATGCTCCTATTGTAGTAAATGGCTCACTTGCTCATCCAGCTTCGGTTTATACTTATGAAACCGTAGTTGTTGAAGCTGCAAATATTGCGTTTCAAGAGGAAAAGCCAATTATAATACAACCAAACGGTCAAAGCACATTACTTAATATTAGAATCCCTACTTATAGAGGTAATTGGGATCCTGCTCAAGCCTACAATAAGGAAGAAGTAGTTGCTTATGCAACAAAATACTATAAACTTTTAGTAGGAGCAGCCAGAGTTAATTCTACTGTACCTTCATCAGATTCTTTATGGGAAGAAACAGTACTTAATAAAGTATATTTACAATTTCCAGCATCACTTGGGTCGGGATGGGCTGTATCAGCTGCAGTTAGTTATCCAGTATATGGATTCTTTGAGATGCGTGTAACAGAGCCTCAAGATGCTATTTTTAGGCGTACATGGAAACCTATTAGGGGTATGGTTGAACTCTTATTTAGCCCGACAGATTACGTTCCTGATGCATAATTAGGAGGTAATCATGGCCACTGATAAGACAATTACTATAACTGCATCGGTTCCTATTGCACCTATATTAACAACAAAAGTAGTTACTGCTACAGTAAACACACCTACCACTACAGTAGCTTTAAATGAAGTAGATAAACTTGGTGTAGTAATTGAAAAGGTAGGAAACTTATATGTAAACCTAACAGGCTACGGTGAAGAAGCAATACCATCTCCAACTCTTGTTAAGTATAATCAAGACCTTTTCAATGCAATTGAAACTTTTAGAAAAAACTTATTAAAGCCATTTACAGAATCTAAAAGTATATCTGACTTATCCTATTGGCTATTTTCTAAAAATCAATTAGAAAACATCACTACTATAGAAGTATTTACAACAGTAACAGATTTTAACAGACCTTTACTAGAAGTTGTTTCTACATCCGAAAGGCGTCAATTTGAATTTTATAAGCCTTTCTTTGAAAATGCAAGTATTTTAGAACACATTAGTATTAGTCCACAAAAACTATTTTTAGACTCATCAACAGTTGCAGACCTAATATCTAAAGTAATCTCTCCAGTAAAAACAGAGACTTTACTAGCAATTGAGGACTTTCAGAAACATGTATTTAAAGTGTTTCTCAGTAACTCATTGATTAGCGACCTAACAACACTACACCCGAATAAAGGTATAGTGGATATTGTTAATTTAGGTTCATTTATCGAAGTATTATCATTTGAGGTATCAGCAGTATTATTAGATACTATATTTACAACAGATGATGTACTGGGTAACGCAAATATTGATGATGATCAGTATGCTTTTGTCCAGAAGAGACTTATAGAGAATACTACACTCATAGAGACAATAACTACCTTAGTATCATTTTTACGTAGTTTTGATGAAAATATAGCTTTAAGTGACCTCTTTAATTTAAATTTCTTCAAGAACGAATATGAAACATCTAATATATCTGAAACAATTAATAAGAGCTATTCTAAGCTGATCTTAGACAGTTCTTATTCAGAGGAAATGTATGGTATTCCTGATTATGTAGCTTCTACATATGCAATAGATACTGTAAGTACCTCTGTCAATAAAGGTGCTGTTGAAAATCTGGTAACATCTGACTTATTCTTTACAGTAGTTGATTTTAACCGATTCGTAGATCAAGTTAATAGTCTTGCAGATGAAATTGTTTTCAATTCTGCTAAAGTGCTAACTGATAATCCTGTAACAAATGAAACAATTTCCTTTGCAGCTATCCGAATATTAGCCGATGGCTTCATCGCTAATGATTCACTATCTAATTCTTCTACTAAAGTTGTAGAAGATATTGTTAATAATATAACTGATGTTAATTATTTTAGTATTTTACCGTCTTATGTAGAACTTTTAGCTTTAAGTGAAACATTATCATTTTCGCAATTTGTAGTTTATTCCGATTTAAGCTCTCTAAGTGATACTATTTCAAGAAGTTCAACTAAAAATACAAATGAAGTAATCTTAACATCAGAATATAAATTGGCCCATGTCCAAGACTATTTCGCAAGCAACTATGTAGCAATTGGCTATGTAGGTTCTTACTACACTATTTGAGGTTAAAGAAATGTTGAAAGATAAAATTAAGGCTACTGGTTTAGTTAAGTTTGTTCTTACTGACGCTAATGGAAATGTCAAAGAGCAACATGATCATAACCTAGTAGTTGATGTTGGTTTAGCATATATTGCTAGCCGAATGAAAGATACCACTGCAACCGCTATGTCACATATGGCAGTAGGCACTGGAACTGCAGCAGCTGCAGATGCTCAAACAGCACTCGGAACCGAATCAGCTCGTGTTGCACTAGATTCTACAACTATTGTCACTACAACAGTTGCTAATGATTCGATTCAATATGTCGCTACATTTAGTCCTGGCGTAGCTACCGCTGCTATCACTGAAGCAGGTATTTTCAATGCCTCATCTAGTGGAACTATGTTATGTCGTACAAAGTTTGATGTTATTAACAAAGGTGCGTTAGATACTCTCACGATCACCTGGAAGATTACTGTAGCCTAATTTAACTGAGAGGACTATTATGGTTGCTATTGTTACTCGTGAGGTAGGGGCTACAGCCAAAGGTAGTCCTCTCACTAACGCTGAGGTTGATAATAATTTTATCAATCTAGAAGAAGGAAAGATTGAACGATTTGTAGCTTGTAAGAATGAAACCGGTTCGACTGCTGCTATCGGTACTGTAGTATATATTACTGGATCTACTGGTACTAATCCTATATTTGCGCTTGCAGCTGCTTCTTCCGAAGCTACTTCATCTAAAACATTTGGTATTGTATGGCCAGCTGCTATTAATAATAACGCAGTAGGTAATGTAATAACTCAAGGTATTATCACAGGCCTTAACACATCTGCATATTCAGCAGGTGCAGCCTTATGGTTAAGTACTACAGCTGGCAGCTTAACTGCAACAAAGCCTACTCAACCTAATCACAGTGTATTTATAGGCTATGTTGTTAGATCTCATGCGACTGAAGGCTCGATACAAGTTAAAATCCTAAACGGATATGAGTTAGATGAACTTCATGATGTTTTGATTACATCTCCAGCATATCGTCAGTTTTTATATCGAAATGCATCTAATACATTATGGATTAATGGCTTTATTCAAGATGTAATTGGAGCTAAGATTGGATCAGCTCCAGATGAAATTCCATTAAATCAATACTTAGGTGATTTAGCTTATCAAAGTTCTAAGAGTGTCTCTATAGATTTGCTTAACGCAACTACTATTTCCAGCACTAATGGAGCGACTATTCAAGGTCTAACAATAGGCCGTGGCGCAGGTGCTGTGGATACCAACACTGCGGTGGGTGCGAGTGCGTTGGCGGCTACAACTACGGGAGATAACCTTGTTGGCGTTGGTTATGGCGCTTTGCAAACAAACACGACTGGTCCGCGAAATGTGGCTGTTGGACGCAATGCTCTCTACGCAAACACTACGAACGGCGACAATACCGCATTGGGTCATGCGTCTCTTGGGTCTAGCACTGGAAGCAACAACACTGCTGTTGGGTCTCAGGCGCTCACTTCCAACACCACCGCCTCCAACAACACTGCCGTTGGTTATCAGGCG